AATCGCATTGCCGTATGCCTTTATCGATTCCTGCCGCCACTTTGAAAAGGCAATACCGTCCAATCTGGTGGAAATCCCATCATCTCGGCTACAAACAGGGGATTGAGTAGGGAAGTTTTCCCAATCAGGCGGGCACACAAATGGTTCAGTTCTGATGTCCGGGGACTGCCGTCTTTCCGGTCCTTTGCCGTTCCGGGATTGTGACAACTTGTCGTTGGTGTAGGTAACATTCCGTGGAAATCCATGAAATCCATTAGGCCATTCGGACGATTGCTTCCGTTTCTTCGACTCGCCATCGTTTTTGCACCTGCATTTTTCAAATCCTTCACCCGTTTTGCATGGTGTATGTCGGTAGACATCGGAGTTGGGAGCAGCCCTACCGGATAGAATGTTGTTTTCCCATTTTCGTTGCATACCTTTAACCCCTGCGTCTGCACGGTGGCAATAAAGAAGACACGGTCTCTTCTGTGCGGCGCTCCGACGGCACAAGCCGGAATAACAACCGGTTGGACGGAATATCCTTCACGTTCAAGGTCGTTACACACTGTTTCGACGACGTATTCCTGCCGATGCAATATTCTTTCTCGGTCAACCTCTCCGAACAGAGATTCTTCACGTCCCAACGGAGTTTCACTACCTGGCTGTACCATCGTGAGGATTCCAGCAACGTTTTCACCAACAATCCAATCGGGCTGAATCTCCCGTATCGCTCGTAGCATTTCCGGCCAGAGGTAGCGGTCATCTTCCGCTCCCTTTCGCTGTCCTGCGCAAGAAAAAGGCTGGCATGGGAAACCTCCGGTGAGGACATTGATTTTTTCCCGCCACTCTGTAAAATCTGTTTTCGTGATGTCTTCATAACTTTTGCTGTTTGGAAACCAATAATCAAGTATTTTTCTCCCGAACGGGTTTATTTCACAATGGAACACGTTTTTCCAGCCCATTATTTCGGCAGCTATTTCCGGACCACCGATGCCGCTAAACAGAGAGCCGTGTGTCAATTCGCTTTTCTTCATTTCCATAATTCAGAACCACTCTTCATTCGCTCCAACCTCTACCGAGAGCCAGTCCATGAGGAGGGTTATAAGGTTATAAATAGGTTTCATCTCACTAAACTTTTATCGCGTTGGCAATATTATCCGCATCCGACAGCTTTCTTACCAGCACATCAAACGCTGCTGTGCACCGCTCTGTGTTCATATTGACTGTTTTCCCGATTTTCAAACTATCGGAAGCAAGGTTCATCATCCTTGCCACATTTGAAAGCTTCAAATATTCCAACGTGAACCCGTTGAACCGTGCATCTTTCTTCCGAAGCTCTTTAATCCTTTCGTCAAACTGGATGCAGGCGTAATCACACAATGTCCTTGCAAGTTCGAACCTTGCAATCTCTGCGGAATGGGATATGCCGTTATCGTCAAGAGCCTGCTTGAACTGCCAATACAGCATATCCACGTGCTTGTTCACTTCTTCCGTATACTTGTCGTTGCAGTCGGCGAAAAACTCGCTCCGGTCTGAACCGATAACGCTGTTTACAGTACGCTCGTATTCCTTTCTTGCCTTATCGGCATCATTCAAATACCGCTTGAATGCCTGTTTGTAATAAGGCGTTCTCTTCATCGCATGCAGACACTCTATAACCTGTCCGCAACAGATGTCGTTCGTGAGCAGTATGTTGTAGGTGCACAGAACTACAAGACTCTCATACTTGCTGATTATCTGATTTGCCGTGTCGGTGGTCATTGTCTTGTCTGTTCTGCCTTGTTCATATTCTTGTTTCTGCTCTCTGTTGCAAGCTCATCAATCATGCGCTGCCACTCCAATTGTTCGATTTTCTTTTCAATCTCTATGTCCATAATCATTTTTTCTTGAATTTCTCGCATGTCCTGCCGTATCTGCCACAAGCGCACACTCTATGGCTTCTAATTTTACAAAAGCATGAGTTCTCGATAAAGTCTGTGGCGTATGAGCATTGGCGGCAGTGGACGAGGGAGAGGGGTTCTTTTTTCTTTGCCATCTATCTTCGGCTTTCACCTTCAATTTTAACCACATTGAACATCTCTTTCACCCGGTCGGCTATATAGGCTCCATACCGTTGAGAGAACTCCTTGTCCGGGTCAAGATTGGTAGTCATGTGGGTATAGAAATTATATCGCTGCTCATAACGGAGTTGTAAAACGGTCTGAATGGCATTTATGCCCGTACCGAAGTGCTTGGCATCCATTGGCTCCCGTCCTACCTCGTCAATGGCAAGATTGTGCATACATGACCTATCTGTGTATTGGTTTAACCCGGTAATACCTTTCTCGGCAAACTGCAAGGCAATCTCGGCAGCACTGGTAAACTGAAAGGTCAATCCAGCATCCGCGCCGCCAATACAATAACGGGCAATTTTTGCCGCATAGTTCTGTAGCCCTTTCAGCAAAGTGGACTTGCCCACTCCGATAGAGCCGTGTAATAATAATCCCTTTCTTACATCCAATACTCCGGGAATCCCCCAAACCCATTGATAAAGGGCTTTCAGCAGTTGGCGGTTGCTATCATCAACTGTAAAGGCTGGGGAAACGGATTTCATGGAAGCTACGAGTTGGTTGCGCCAGTACATATCAGCCTGCTCCTTGCTCCATTGTTTCTGATTAGCTTTGTTTGCCGAAGACGATTGATTTGATACCGGCGGAGCTTTTGTCTGGTTCAGTATCAGGTTTCCGATTCTTTCCATAATTTTTTAGTTCAAATAATCCGGAATAGTTGTTTGCTATTGATTGCTCAACAATACATCTTGCTTTTTGGGGGTTGTTGTCACTTAACTCTAATAGATGATTATAGCACATTTTTAGCGACTTAGCAGATTTATAGTTTTCCCTTCGCTCGCGCTTATATCCAAGCCATTCCCTAAATGCATCTTTAAAATCCTCATCAACAAAAGACAAATCAACTTCCTTGTTTTTGGGAATCGCTTTCTTATCTCCGTTAGGAGATTCTTTCTCTATATCATTTTCATCATCATTTTCATTAGGCTTGTTTTGGGTTGTTTGGGTTGAATTTAACCCACTGGGTTGTTTGGGTTGTTTCGATTTTGCGTTGCTATTCCCAATCGGAGCACCACCTTTACGCCCGTTGTTCCGGTTTCTCTCGACAATGCCATGATATTTAGTTTCGTCTATCTCAAATTGGTTGATAAAGAAACCAAATGCCATTTCAATGTCCTCCTCTACCGTAACCTCCTCGCCAAGTTGATACTTGAAAATTGCACGGAATAATCGTCCAAGCTGTTTGTCTGATAATCTTGATATAGGTTTGTAGAAAGACTTATATAGTATAAAGCTATCTTTTGCCATTGTCATACATCTTTCAAATAATCGTTTACAACTTTTATAAACTCATCAAGTGACCGGACAACGACATATTTAGCGCCGATACTCTCAAACTCCTTCTGATAGGCTTTCTGATTCTCCGACTGCCTGCCTGTTTTAGTCTTTAATTCCACCCCACAGAAAGGATAAAACTTATTCGGTATAAGAAGTACCAAATCGGGGAATCCTGCACGAACACCCATCTGCTTGAACTTTGCAGCTTCAATGGAATTGCGTTTTCCGCCATTTGGAGAGTGATGGAGAGTTAGCCTATATTTAGGATATGCGTAATCAAACCACTTCACGCAAGCTTTTTGGAGTTTGTCTTCTAAATGTCTCATGCAAATTATGGTAGTTTTAATTTTATTTCATTGATAAGTTCTTCATTGGATATACAATAGCCGGCATTAGCTATGTCGCATAAATGCCTTTTTAAATCGGTCGGATTGTTAAATTCAATAGGTTGCTCTCCAAAAGGAGTAATGGGAATTCCTTTTTTATATACCACATGCCCTCGTTTTTCTATTTCTTCAATCAAATCTTCATCAGAGGCAACGGTCATAAAATCATCGAGATAATCGTCTATATATATGTCCGTCTCGGTTGTGATTGTAATATACTCTCTTTTTTTCTTCATATATATTTGATTTTAAGTTCCACATCCACCGGCTTATCTTTCATCATGGAGAAAGCATCAAGTATCCTCTCCTTAGTCAACTGGATAGGTCGGGTCATTATTTCACTCTCTATGTTTTCCAACGGTATCTTCTTTCCGTCATAAGTAATAAGAACCGCAGAAGTTATTACGTAAGGACTCCTGTCTTGTATTGTTTCTTTATCTGCCTTGCAATCTTCTTGTTCAGTTTACTTAGACGCTCTGCCTGCTTGCTGTCACCTCCAATATTATGAATGTCTGACTTTTGGTCTTCGATAAGCTTCTGAATGATTGCGCCTTCGGATTTGGGTATTGTAAGTTTCATTCAATTTGCATTTATGTAGTATGGCATATCATTCGTCTTTTAGTTCAACTCCCAAGCATAATACTTTGTCAGACACACCTACATCATCAAATTCAAGCTCTGAATAACTTGTTTCGTATGGATAAGGATATATCTTACCGTACTTTTTATATAACTTGATTATGTCTTCATCCGTCAATTTACGTCTAATACGCATTTCTATCTCGTAATCGTCAGAAAGATTTTCAATGACCTTTCTAAGCTGACCTACTGTCTTAATTTTGTCTATTCTCATAATTTTCGCCAATTAAAAGCCCCGAAGCGTATTCTCCGGGGCACAACCATTATTTATTAACCCATGCCATTGATGTGTGGCTCACATTTATGAGGTGGTAGCAGGACTTGCACCTGCATGATAGGAGTTTTTCTTGGACTTTCACCAAGTAGTTTATTCATTGACATTGCGGTCTATTCGGCATTACCCGTTATTAACTCAGTGGTTTGAATTTCTTTTTACGGCTAACCGTAACACATTGACTTACCAACCTATCTATAAGAGCTTCACTTTAGCGTCTCTCGTTGTTCCGCCATACCACCATTTTTGCCCGCCCAATCTTCACAGACCGGACAGGCAGGTTAACAAATAGTTCCCGGATAGGCGGTCAAGCCACACCGGGATAGTTAACTGTTAGCTGAAATTAAATCACTTAACCCGAACCTTTCACGGGACTTCTGCGTGAGCAGAGGGCTTTCGATTAATTATATCAAGTCTAAAATCTTTGTCTTTGCAATAGCGTCCAGCTTCATATCTTGAAGCCCCTGTTTCATGTATTCCGCTGCCTTTTTGTTGGCATCGTCCATGTCTTTTGCAGCTATTAGAACATAATACTTGTTCTCTTTTTCTTTCCCGTTTTCGTCTACGAAAATCTCAACAAGAGTGACCTTATAAAAGAACTCATCTTCCTGCTTCTCATTGACAATCTCACGTATCTTACTCCGGCTGATTGCGAAAACATCACACTCACCGTTGTATAGCTCATTGCCTTTCAATTCCACATGACCGAAAAGCTCATCATCGGTTATGTAATGTTCGGTGACTTCCTTTTCATCACCTTTCTCGTTAACCTTGTTTACTTTTAGCTTAAATTCGTATAGCATGATATTATATGTTTATAGGTTACACATCAGAACGGGAGGTCGTCTTCCCCGTCGGTCTGTAAGGTTGGCGCTTCCACCGTAGCTGCGGCATTCCCGGAACCCTCAAACTCATAAGGCTTGAAGTCTCCCAAGTAAACCTTTGACTTGGCTTCTGCTTCTGTCTTGTTCGCATCCTTATACTGCTTTGATAAGTATTGTTTGCAGTAATGGGTATTGCCGTATTGGCTCGGCTCTCTACGCTCATTAATATTAACGTTAAGATAGACGGCTTTTGCTTTCAGGTTCTCGTCCATACTTACATAAAGGTCGTTTTCTTCTATCGGAATGACAACGCATTTCTTATTCTTGATTGTTGCTATGCCCGCTTTTTCGAGCTTTAGCAAATTTACGCTTCCGGTTAAATTCATTTTCTATTCAATATTTGATTAATGATTTTGTTTGCTTCGGTTATCCGTCTCTCAAATTCAGCGATTACGGCATCGTCCCTTGTTATCTCTACAATGTGAATGTTGTGTTTCAAGAAAGGGCAGAAAACGGCAAAATCAGCTTTGCCCAATCCTGTACAGGACATCTCCGCTTGTACTTGGTAGAAGTATAGAGGATTTACTGATTTAAGCGTATCGTTATCCTTAACCTCATTCATATACTCCATGAACTTTTTAGGAGTTGGGCATTTTATTTCCACCACCTTTCTTAAGCCGTCTTTAATCGCTATGCGGTCGGGAGAAGCGGAGAAGTAAGGTATTGTAGGGTGCTGTATACTTTCGCACTCTTCAAGTTCGCATCTTGTGACAAGCTGGTAACGTTCGGCGGCAAAATCTTCATTTTCGTGTCCGAACTCTATAAACTTGTTGTTGATGCTTACCTGGTTTTGGTATATCTCAAACAGATAATCATCTTCAATATACTTAGGGAGTAGGTTTCTTTCTGCTGCGACTTCATATATGTATGAAAGGGCTGTCTTCCCAAACAGCTCCCCTTTCTTTCCGCTTGTCATTAAGTCCCCGATGCGACTTCCTGTAAAGTTCCCCAGGCGTTGGCGAAGCCATCCAAAACTACCCTGTTCAATCATTTTGTCTCAGTATTAAATAATTCGCCTGTGTTTTCATCGACAACTTCCGCTTCCTGCAAAGCCTCTTTCATTGCATTGCGTCTGGCTTCCTCATTGTCGGGATTATCATTGTACGACACTTCGGCTTCGTCTATGTCGGTTTCTGCCAGGTTATCCTTTATAATAGCCTGGTCGAATGTTTGGGCACGTTGCATTTCAATACTTAAGATACCAAACTTAGAAAGTAGCATTTTTAAAACTGTCTTCTTTGCCATAGAGTCAAAGTCGGTAGACCATATGCCTGTGCCGCGTTTATACGTTTGCGAAAACTTCCTTCCGTGTTTTTCACAATCTTCCTTGCTCATATAGAGAAACTTCTCAAAACCGTTGATGAGACTGAAATAAGCCATATAGCCTACTATCTTATCAGAAGCGCGTTCTCCAAATTCATATTCTCCGGTAAATCGGTTCGACTTCTTTATCTCCCCCTCATATATCTCATTTACGTTTATTGTCTTATATTGACCGCTACGCATAGCAAGTTGAACAAAACCTCTCCAGCCCATTTGAAATTGCGCTTGATTGCCGTAAGGGACAACGTAAGCAAATCCGAGATTGGGATTGATAGGTAAATCTAAAGTAGCTGCTACCACAGCGGCATTCATGATAGACTGTGGTTCTGCCTTTTGAAGCAATGTATTGCTATTGGCAACCGCTACTATCGAACTGATAAATCCCGGCGCTTTCTTTCCGAGAATTTCTTTGAAACGTGCTTTCACATTGTCATTCGCAAGCATTGATTTAAGCTGCGGGATTGTCGTTATTGTACTCATTATAAATGTTTTTTAGTTTAACAATATCTTGGTAGTCCTTGACTAACGCAAAGAAACATCCTTTCGTCTTCGAGTTCGTCAGGTGTATAATCATATTGACTACATTCAAGTTCTGCGCGCAACTCCTCAATGTCTACCTCTATAAGCTGAATGATTTCTTCTTTTGAAGAATACCCATACTTGGGAAGATAGTCCAAATCGCAAGCTTTGACTTCGTTCAGCTCCTTGTACAGTTCTTCAAGTTCATTTTCCATTGTATTGTGTTTTTAAACCGCCCGTACAAGGTTAAAGGGAAGCGGTGCGCACTTCGCTTCTCTCACGGCTTTTAGTACGGTAATAGCTCTGACCTTTTCTGCGGCTGAATTTGGTTAAGTAAAATAGTACATCTTGCTGTTCCCAACTCCCAACTTCTTCACTCTGATAGTTGTAATGAACGGAAAGTCTTTTTTGGAAATCTTGCTTAGGGCTTCTTTAATAGGAGTGGAGTTTGTAAAGAACTTGCATTCCGTACCTTCATGTTTTATTTTTACTACATATCTGTCTGAACCATGCTGTGTTTTTACGCCCGATTCAAAATCAAGTATTTCAATTTCACAGTTAAGAATATCGGTTATTGAAACCTGCGGAACTGGAAATATATGTCGGTCTGCATCAATTTCAATTCCTAATTCACTGAATCTTTTCATTCTTAATAATCTTTTTAATAAGGTGCTTAGAATTACAATGCTTCGCCCAACCCAGCCATGAACAGATTGCCATTTTGTAATCATGCGGGGTTATATTCTTTTTGTTTAATACAGATACTTTACGGCAAAAGTTTTTCTTTATGGATTTCCGCATCAATGTATGCGTATGAAAAAATACGTATCCCACGAAATCTATTCCCCTGCTATCTACCGGAAAAAACTGATAGTTGCCCTTTAATTGCAGGTGCAGTTTCTCATTAAGATATGAGTTGATTTCAAGAAGAATACTGTGTAACTCTTTCTTGCTGCTGGAAAGTATCACCATGTCATCGGCATATCTGTAATAATATGGCATTCGCTTTTCTTCCTTAATCCAATGGTCGAAATAAGAAAGATATAGATTCGCAAAGAATTGGGAAAGATAGTTACCGATAGGAACACCCGGTGCTGAATCTATAATACCATCCAGAAGGGCAAGCACCTTTATGTCTTTTATTTTCTTACGTATGATACGTTTCAGTATGGAGTGGTCTATTGACGGATAATATTTGCGAATATCCATTTTCAGACAATATTTTGTTCCATCAGCATCTTTCAGGTCTTTCTTCAAATGTTTAACCACTCCATGAATGCCTTTTCCTTTGATACAGGAATAAGTGTGTGAAATGAAAATCGGTGTCCATATATCTTCAAGGATGTTCATTATAGCGTGATGCACAACACGGTCACGAAATGGTAGCCTGTATATCTCACGCTCCTTTGGGTCATGTATAATGAAAGTCGTGTATTGAGAAGTGATATAGCTTCTTTCCGACAATTCTTTGTGCAAGGAAAGTATGTTGTTATCCAAATCTTTCTCAAACTGAATAACTCCATACGTTTTTCCTTTGCCCTTTTTAGCTTTAGAATAAGCAAGATAAAGATTATCTATATCATAGATGCGATGATATAAATTCCCAAAGCGTTTCATAGCCTTTGTTTTCTAATAAGAGTTTTCGGGTTAAACCTACCAACACCGTTTGAATTGTTGTTTTCCACCAAGAGGTGAGGTTTCTGCCCTTTGAAGTTTTACAACATAGGTGAGACCTGCTACCTGCATTCGCATACGCATTATCGTAATTCGAATCGTTGAAAGCGAAAGAGGAAGGAGACAAGGGCAGACGACCTTTGTATGCTTATCCTATCTGGATGTCTTTCCAAATGTCAATAAATTGTTTTGCCGAATATTCCGCAAGTTCGCGTGTTTTATAACAAAGGCGAGACCCGCTACCTGCATCCGCAGACGCACGAACGTAAAACGAACCGTCGAAAGCGAAAGAGGAAGGAGACATAATGAAATAGGGATAATACTTGTTCTCATCCGAGTTATCCCAGTCTGCTTTCCAGCCTTCATTCAGAGCTTCCGTAATAACTTCCATTTTATATAACGCAATGAAATGCCTGCGCATGTCTTTGGGTAAATCTGAAAAATCAGGGACACCTTTTCTTCCTGTTTCTTCCATTGCGTCTTCAAACGTTTTGATTCTATCCATTACGTTTTGATTGGCAAATATTTCTTTGCCGTATAGATTTTCAAGCATCTGCTTTCCTTTATTGTCCGCTTCTCTCCAAGCCTTTAAAGCGTTCTTTTTATCTACATTTAAAGTCATAATTGTAAGTTTATAGGGTTATAGAATAAATTGTTTCCACAAATCAATGAATTGCTTCCCGCAATAATTGGAAAGCTTTTCGCTTTTCAAACAAAGGCGAGACCCGCAACCCGCACGCGCATACGCACCATCGTAAACCGAACCGTAGAAAGCGAAAGAGGAAGGAGACCCATTAGGCTTGAACCACGGATACCAGCGTTTCACGTCAGCATCGTATACATTAAGTTTCTGACCTTCATTTAGAGCTTCCGTAACGATAGCCAGCTTTTGATAAGCAATATCGTGTTCCGTCAAGCCTAACTCCAATAGCTTTTTCTCATCGAGTGGTTCCCTTCCCAACTCGTGGCAAGCATCAAGGTAGGTTTTCACTCTTTCTGTAACGTCTTGTGAAAAGAAATCTTTTCCAAAGGATTCTTCCAATACTGTTTTTAGTTCTTTTGAACCGCTCCGATATAGTTCACGGGCTTTTTGTTCACTTAATTGTAATGTTTTCATATGATTGTTATTAATTGGTTTCAAGAAAAACCGGACTATCTTCACAGACCGCCCGGCTACGACTAAACAAATACTTCATCTGTAGTGAAGATGTTGCGACACCCGGACTCGAACCGGGACGAGTTGTCAAGCTCCGCACATCTAAGGTTTGACATTCCTATCATAGAGTGCTGCGTCTACCATTCCGCCATGTCGCAGTGTTTCCCGGCCAGCACGTGGACGGGACTGTCTACATTAAAAAGCTATCATGAATTATTCACCCTTACAGGCTTTGTTCCCCTGAACCAATTCGATTGGCAACATCACGTTATTATCAGGGGATTTTCTTAATTTTGTGTCGCCAAACTAAAAATTAAGAAATATGGATTTATCAGAATTAATCAAATGCTACAATATGGAGCATAAGTCTTTGTTTACCGCTTTTGCGGTATCGTTCCCCGTCTTATTTACTGTCTTGTATCTGTACATACCAGAGTTTGCCAACTTGGAGTTTTATGAGCAGGTTGTTTTCTCGGCCACTGCATCTATCTTTTGCGTGTATATATCGTACCTTTTTACCGTTATTGTATATAGAGCGGGAAGGGAACGGTACAGAAGAGGACATTTACCTTTGCTTATCTGCACCCTTGCCGCTTCCTTTTGGCTAATTGTCTTTCCTAACAATTATGGTCTTGGGTATAGATATGTGATATACGTTTTTTCCGATGTGTACATCTATTTCTATGGAATCCTTGCACTCGGCGCTTCGGTTATCGGTATCTTTAGGCTTTTTCCCCATCGAACCAAAAATCTCAAGGAACGAATAGAAAAGACTGAGACCAAAGAAAACGATGACAAGTAGCGCTCCGGAAGATAATATATTCTCCATTGTCGTTATAATTTAATTCGTTCCCGTGAGCGTTCCGATGGTTGCCTTACTACTCTCAAGCATCTATTGAGAGCCACGGGAATTATTTATTCTATTTTTTTGAACCGTTTATACCACGGCGAGCTGTTATGATACTCTATATCTCTTTCCAGTTCTTTTACCTTTCTGTTAAGAGCATTAATCATATCTTTCACTCCTTCCGGAAGGTCATTTTGGGAATATATCCAATAGTCATATGATGACTTATAGCCCACATAGGGGTCTCTAAATGTTTTCTGTATCACCACACCATATACATCTTTTTTCAAAGCGGATACTAATCTGATTAAAGACTCTCTATCAATTGTATATTTACCGTTTATTTCATATGAATCCGGCATTTCTCCATTGACAATCTGAACATTGTCAATGTAAAAGGAAAGGTTCTTTCCGTCAAAAGTAATTTCTCTGTCTCTCATATTAATTTCAATATTAAGTATAATCGCTCCCTTCAACGTAACAATACGTGTTTAGCTTTCAGCGTGCCCGAATTTGACGGGAAGGGAGTATATATAATAAGCGTGTACGGGCGCCTTTCATTACCACCGCATACTTTATACCGATTTAAGACTGTATCGGACGCTTATGTTGTCTTTATGACCTTTGTCTCTTGCGATACGGGCGCCCAAACCGCATACTCTCTACCGTAGGACATTTCGGTGCGAAGAAACAATCACGATAACCAAGCCTATACGGAGTCCCCGCGTTTCCGCTATCCGTAATCCTCGGTTATATTGAAATAAGTCTAAATATCAGATACCTAAACCTTATTTCACATTCAATATGTCAAAGAACTATGTATTTTGCTCCCTCTGCACGACTCGAACGTGCGACCTTCGCTAACCGGAAATTACCGGATACTAAACCTTCGAACAAGTAACCATAGCGATGCTCTGCCTGGCTGAGCTAAGAGGAAGGAGCGTTGTTCACACAACGCGGTTTCTTTCTATAAACCTTTCAATGCTTTTCAAGTCGTACCAAATGGTACGTTTGTTATATTGGGAAAATGATATTTCGGCATTGTTCCTTAGTTTTTCCAACAGTTTATCACTGCATCCTAAGTATGCCATTGCTTCCTTAGCGGAAAGCCATGTTTTTTGTACAAGTTTTACCTTTCCTACAGATTTCGTTCTTCCCATAACCTACCAACTTAGACTGTCGTAATATTCTTTGTTATTTAAATAAGTCTTTACGATTTGAGTATCGCTACAACCTTCGCCGAGAGAATCTACAATAACATTGTAAGCCGTTTCCGTCATGTTGTATATGACTTCCTGATTATAATCTGATTTACCTGCGACGCCGAGAAGGAATAAGAAGCCGATAAATCCTATTGCAAACATGGCTGTCTGTTTTGATATTTTGTTGATATTCATAGCTTTATGCTTGTTGGTGATTTCTTTGTTTATTCATTTTAATTACCTGCTCCATAAGGCGGTTTGAATTATTTCTGACTGCTTTTTGATATTCTTCAACTTTGTTTCCCTCTTTTCTTAAATGCAATGAAAACACGCGAAGCGAAATGCCAAGTACAAAGAGTATTGTTACAATCAATCCAAGCCAGAAATTGATAAGGAAGCATACATAGGGTATGATGAATATCAAGGCTAACACACATATTACAACAATAAGAGCAGCTGTTACTGCCATTTTACTTCTATCCATTTGTATTTTTCTTTAAATTCGGATATTTTATTTTTGTTTACATTAGATATATAATTAAGCATATCTAATGTTTGGTTCGGACTTAAGTCTGTGATACTAACTGAACCCATATTTCCATCAATAGCCATGCTTAAATTAATCAGTACATTTGAGTCTTTCTTAACGAGTAATTTCAATGTGTCAATATCAGCTTGTCGTTTTAACAATTCTGATATTTTTTTTAAATTTTCAATTTCCTTTAAAGTCATAATCATTTCGTCTTATACACCATCATGTCGCCCATTTCCGACACCTCCCAATGCCCATCCGGTTTGTCAGAAACTCCACTTTTGTTAAATAACTCCTTTATTTTGACAATATTTCTGCTTGATAATATCTTACGGATTATCAATGCGTATTCTTTAGCTTCATCTTTGTTTTTGAATAAATTGCCAACCATGTCAAGTTCCTGTGCATACATGCTGTCACTATATGGCTCTTTGATATAGCAGTGTACTTTCATATCTACACCTATGAAGTAATACACAGGTGCATATTCGACCCCATCTTCTGGTATGAATTTCCCACTCATAATCATTCCTCCTTAGCTTAATCTTATAGCTTTATACTCATCAATCATTCCTCTTTCCGTAAGTTTGATTTCGATGCCTTCCCTTCTCAAAGCATACTTAGCGGTTTTTGCCGTGTTGAACTTGAAATCACGGGTCTTTACCGTAATCTCACCGCCTACGGGCAATCTCCGAAATGTTTCTGTTAACGTTTTTTTTGTCACAAAACTTGTTTTCTCCATATCATTAAAATACTTTTACTAATTATTCTAAAAAGGTTTGCTCAAAACGGTATTATCTATCGTTTGATGATGCAAAGATAACGCAAATGTGATAGAATGCAATAGTTGTATTTAATTATTTTATCGCAAATGCAATATTTAACATTGATAAACATTTTGTTATTATGAAAGCAATTATCAATCAAAGAATTAGAGAGTTTATGAACTCATTAGAGATTAGCGACAATCAATTTGCAAAAAGTATAGGGATAACGCAATCTGTGATTGCTTCTATGTTTTCAAGGAATACAGAACCGTCATCTAAGGTAATAGTTAGTATTCTTAATGCTTATGCGAATTTGTCGGCAGAATGGCTGATGCGTGGAGAAGGCTACATGTTAAAAGGCGATACCGTAACCAAAGAAGAACCTGCCTCAAAAGAATTTGTGGTGTATGTGGATGAGAATGGATTTTTAAAATTGAAAAATTAAATAAGGATGAAGGCAAATACTAATCTTTTTGATATAATCTCAAAATCTACATACAACATCAAAGTCACAAAAAAGACCCAAGACGAGGAAGGTAAAGAATATGAGGAGTTGGGGACTTGTTTTGCTTTTGATTATAATGGTAAATTATTTTTTATTACGGCAGGGCATGTCCTTAAAAACATAGCGAATAATACATGCAAAATACGTAATAAGGAAAAAATATATGAAGACGTAGCTATAAAAATTATTGCGGTAGAGGAAAACCCGGATGTTGCTGTGTTTTGCATGGAAGATAATACAGATAGAGATATTGGAAAAATTCAATATTCTACTAATGTTTATCAAGGACAAGAATTGTATTACTGTGGTTATCCTTTTTTTCCAAATATAAATGGGAAGAATACAACTCCAACTTTATTTATAAAGAAGGGTATATTATCGGCTATAATGATAAGGAATAAAAGTCCCTATTTTCTTATAGACGGAACAAGTTCCCCGGGTATCTCTGGAGGTCCAGTTTTTTATTTCAACGAAATAACACAATCTGTTGTAGTAATAGGGATAATTACAGGCTTTGAATGTTTGTATGGAAATATTGTAGATGGTAAGATGTATTACCCTATTTCTGGGTATAATGCGCAGTATCATTCGGGAACCAGCATTGCATGGGGAATAAGCACAGCCATTAGACTGATTGAAGAGTATAAAGATAACTATAAATTATAAGATAAATAAAAGAATAATGATATGGGGAAATTTGAACGTATTATAATTTACGGCATATCAGTCGTTTCCTTTATACTTTCCATAGCTGCTTTATGTCGAACTTATCCACGATATATATCTTATGAAGAGTGTAATTTAGGTTTTGATTATATGGGAGTGATAGTAGGGGCTTTATCTCTATTAGTTGGTTTCTTAGTTGCATGGCAAATCTATAACACAATTGATGTTGATAAGAAAATAGCTATGATGTCGAATAGTAGCAAGGATGCCATTGCCGAGGATATGTTTTATAGAGGATACAGTAATGGGATAGGGGGTAATACAGGTTCTTTCTTTCCGACAATAAGGACTTGTGTGGCAGCTCTAAATTTAAACTTCACAGAAGAAAAAGCGGCATGCTTCTTAGAAGTTATAAAAGCTTACGAGGCTCTTTTAGGAAATGATATTCAATTGATTGATAAAACAAAATTAGAAATTGATAAAATAAGATTTAAATCGAAATCTGTTGATAAGTGCTATAAAATATTAGCCCAAAAAAAGAAAGAAGCGAAAGAATATGAGAAAAAGCAAGAGGAAGAACGTGCAAACAAGAATACGTGTCAGTAAATTTATCTCCAAATTAGAAAACAATAAAAATCATACAGTCAAATAAATATATTATGAAGAAAATCTTATTTTTTATCATTTTGTCAGTAATCATTCTTTCATGTCAAAACAATAGTAAGCCCAAAGAGGCTACAAAAACGGAAACTATGGAAGAAAAATATGACAATGCTTGTAAAAAAGCTGCACTTTCCCCTCAAATAGTGGATACTGTATTTATGGGGTTAACTTTTGGTATGTCGGAAAAACAAGCTATGTCTCATTTGCGCAAACTGCTCAAGGAAGGTAAATTGGAAGATAGTTTTGGTAGCTTGACATATACCTTGACTTTTGGCGACAAAAGTGCAAGAGCAAGAATTAGCTTGTCTTATTTTCAAGATAAACTGTATGAGGTAAGTTTAAATTTTTATGAAATGACGGCGGGAGGGACCTCTGTGTTTATTCCAATGGATGGGAAATATTTAATACAACCGGCAAGGTCGGCATTTACTCATAAAGTAAATACAACTAAAGATAAATACTCATCATATCAATATAATCTAAATGGAATAGGATGGATGTTTTGTTTTGTCAAAGATAATTTAATTGTTGAATTTTCTCCTCTTGGTAGAATGTCTTACACAAACGCTCCTGTTGAAAGAGCAAAAAAAATATTTGAAGCAAAACAAAAAGCAAAGAAATCCAAACAAACTATGTCGGATTTATAGTTTAACAAACTATATTATTGGAATTATTCATTGATAATATGATTTCAATTTTTGTTGTTATATTTCCCATTGACTTATTTTTTGGGAAAATATACAATAAACAAATAATTTATCCTACCCACCGCCCGTATTGACGGTGGGGCATCGTAACGTGAACGTTGGTCGAAACCTCAACGTGCGTCTATGCTTGTTTACGTGGCAATACATTTCCTAATCTTTTCTTCATTTCAGCTATTGACCTATCCAAAGAAGCAATCATTATTTCATAATCTTTGTGTGATGCAGTTACATTATCTACTATCACATTACCAAGTTCTTCAATAGAGGCGCAAATATTGCCTACAAGTTGTCTGTTTTCTTCCATGATATAATATATTAAATTAGTCACCTACGTAATGGGAACCGAAACGTCCTTTGTTGTTATTGGTATAGTAAGCGGATGTCGGGATTGATAAATCATCATAAACGCTGCGTCTTGCAGGTTCGGCTAAAGAAGCTTCCATCGCTTCTTTTTCTGCGTTTTTTGTTTCCTCATCAGACGCACGCTTCTTTTCGTTAACCCAGGCAAGTTTAAGGCAGTCCGCCCAATTCTTTACTCCATGAGTAAGAGAATACAGTTTCATGTACTTCTTTATCTGATGGGCTTCTTTCATTATCTTGCTTAAATTGTAACGTTTCATATCTTATAGCTTTTTGTTTAACTTTGATGATGCAAAGGTAATGTTTAAACCATTACTAAGCAAGAAACGAGTAATGCTTTATCTTTATCTTAACATTAATTAGTAATGTGAATAATATTACTAATATAGGAATGAGTAATTTTGTAACATTAAAACGTATTAATATGGATAATATTGAAGCATTACTAAAAGAAAAGGGCTTAACCAAAACGGCTTTTTCAGAATTATTGGGAATAAAAAAACAAAATCTTAATGGTTTAATGAAAAATCCCACATTGGAAACTATTAAGAAATTTGCATCAGTTTTGGACGTCCCCATGTGGCAACTGTTCGCATCCCCGGAAGAAATTCAGCCCAAAAGCGATGGAGCCTCTATCACGTGCCCGAACTGTGGAAAGAGTATAAAAATAAAGGTGGATTGATTGACCGTTTGGAATATTTGCTTACCTTTGTATAAAATATAATTTATGCCTGAAATATGTAGATTTTTTGGAATTATCGTGAGCCTTTATTGGAGAGACCACAATCCCCCTCATATTCACTTTACTTATGGTAATTATGAATGCTCCATTAGCGTCTTGGACAGAATTGTAGACGGACAAGCACCGGCAAAGGTAATTGCCAAAGTTAACCAATGGATGGATTTGCATGAAACGGAAATCCTTACTTTGTGGGAAAAGGCTCAAAAAGGGGATAAACTGAATAAAATAGAACCTTTAAAATAGATGCTTATGTTACGAGTAGTAGATGTAGATTATATCAAAGATTATGAGCTTCTTGTAACGTTCAGTGACGGAAGCAAAAAAAAGGTTGATTTAAAACCATACCTTACAGGAGAAGTGTTTGGGGAATTGTTGGATAAGGATAAGTTCATCCAATACGGATTGACGCACACAACTATAGAATGGGCAAATGGGGCAGATTTAGCTCCGGAGTTTTTGCATGAGATTGGAACGGCTGCATAAGTTTGTAATATAACACGCAGTAATTTTGTTATGCAAATTGTATGCAAACTATTTTTGTATGTAAAATAAATATTTGATATATAGTATTATAGATGCACTAAAATAGAGCTTCCCAAGCTGAGGGTCGCGGGTTCGAGTCCCGTTTTCCGCTCTCTTGAAAATCAAGCAGTTACAAATAAAGTAGCTGCTTATTTTTTTATATATGCTGAATAACATTCCGCTTTTAGACCCTTTTAAACCCTTTTAATCTTATCTTTGTATGCAAATCCTATGCAAATTTTCAGATTTGCATAAACTAAAAACATAGATATATGGCAACGGTTAAATTCTACCTTGATAAAAGAAGGCAAAAAAAAGATGGTACTTATCCGATAAAGTTGAATGTATTCCACAACAAACAAATAATGATAGCTACGCAGCTAAGTGCATCGGAAAAAGAATGGAATGGGAACGAATATTCTGTGCGTGCACAAAATTACAAGCCGAGGAATATAGTTGCCCGTGGAATAATAAACAAGGCGGAAACAGTAATATTTACTTTAGAGCAACAAGAAAAGTTGAAATCAACTACAGACAAAGCTTTGAAGAAGTTGATAGAGGACGCTATAAGTAGCAAGGTTGAAAATCAAAAGACGTTTCTCTATTATCTTGATGAATTCGTTTCCAAGAAAACCAATCAGGGGACTAAGTCTATATATACAACCACAAGAAACAAGATTGAGGAATACGATAGTCATTGTACTTTTGAGAGCATGGATAAGTCGTGGCTGGAAAACTTTGAAGCGTGGATGGCAAAGACGATGAAGGTTAATGCCTACGCTATTCATTTACGGAACATACGTAGTGTATTCAACTACGCCATTGATGAGGAGTACACAACATTGTATCCATTCAGAAGGTTTTCAATAAAGAAAGAGGAAACCCGAAAACGCAGCCTTACAGCAGAACAACTTAGGTTATTGAGAGATTATCCATGTGAGGAATACCAGATTAGATATAGGGATATGTTCATGCTCATGTTCTATCTCATAGGAGTAAATGCAGCCGATTTGTTCAACGCAAAACATTCTGCATTGGTAAATGGTCGTTTTGAATATAAAAGAGCTAAGACGGGGAAATTATACAGTATTAAAGTAGAACCGGAAGCGCAGGCTATAATTGAGAAATACAAAGGGAAGGATTATCTTCTTAATATAATGGATGAATACGTAAATTACAAGGATTTTCTACATCGTATGGGAATAGGGTTAAAACAGATTGGAGAGACAGAAAGGAAGGGATTGGGAGGGAAAAAGAGTAGAAATCCTTTATTCCCTGATTTGTCCTCATATTGGGCAAGACACACATGGGCCACGGTAGCGGCAGAACTCGATGTCCCCAAAGAGGTAATCGCCCACGCGCTTGGGCATAGTTGGGCGAACAGTACAACAACCGACATCTATATCCGTTTCGATATGAAAAAAGTGGATGAAGCGAATAGAAAGGTTATTGATTTCGTGAACAATATCAATGTGTAAACATATCATTATAAATACAATAAAATGTTAATATAAAGATGCCCTTCTATATCTATAATATATTGATTATTAGTTGGTAATGTGCATGTTATTTTTATTATATCACCCTTTTAGGTGCTTTTGTCACCTTTTAGCCCCTTTTAACGACAGGATGAAAAGTAAATATTAAAGATTGTTCCTTTTCTCCGATTGTGCAAAAAAACATTCCTACTTTTACCCGTGTAACAAGTACGGGATGTTACCAGACATTGATTAAACATTCTCCTTATGGAGGTTATATATGATTGCCTCGTAGTAGCTCGTACCTATTACGGGGCTTTCTATTTAAAGCCAGTATACAATCGGTCATGACGCTGTGTGTGCACCTCTGACCGATGAAGGAACCTTGTAGAGGGCTGTGAAAACGGGGCGGGAAACCGCAGGAAGTACGATGCAAGGAAGCACTTAGAGGATGCTTGTACGGGTGTCACCCCACCTAAAACCTCGAAGCGGATGCAGGTTGATGTCATTCGCCCCTTGAAAGGCTCGGTCGTTATACGGGAGTTTGGAACCATTCAAGAGGAAAGTCCGTTGGCCGTTTGGCTCAATACGTCCAGGTGAAATCGGACTGCCAAATCGCCTAAAGGACACTCTATACCCACGTGGCTGGTGTTGCCGGGAATTTGGGTTGAGTGTATAACCAATAAGCCATGATTAAGAACATTAAAATATGCGCTATAATTGCAATATATTTTTATTATCTTTGCAAAAGCATGTCAAGTGGCATGCTTCCCATACTAACGAAAAGACATGAAAGGACTTACAATCAAACAAGAGAATTTTTGCAACTACTACATCGAAAGCGGTAATACTTCCGATGCCTATCGTCGTGCCTATTCGTGCGAGAAGATGAAAGATAAACAAGTGTGGGAAGAATCTTGCAAGTTGTTGTCCAACCCAAAGGTAGCCCAAAGGGTCAAAGAGTTGCAGGAGGAACAAAAAAACAAATCGGATATAACTAAAGAACGCATTCTACAAGAATTGTCCGGTATAGCTTTCTCATCCATTGCCAGCATGCACAACACATGGATAGAGCGTAAAGAATTTGATGAACTCTCTGACAAAGAGAAATCAGCAATAAAAAGTATATCTACCAAGATATTGAAAAAAAATATCGGAACAAGTGATGCTCCGGAAATTGTAGATGTTGAATATGTGAAGATAGAACTTTATGATAAGATAAAGGCTATTGAGCGTATATGTAAAATGCTTGGGTTTGATGAGCCTACCGAAATAGAGATGAATACCAGCAAACCCATAAGTGTCGAGGATGCAAAGAAACTGATAGAAAGGCTATGATGGACGGTGTACGGTATCTACAAGCATTTTGTATGTCGGGCGTTCTCAATTACACAAAATTTTTCTTTAAAAGTAAAACAGGGCGCAAATTTGTGGTGAGCAGACACCATGAACGCATATGTAATGCGTTGGATGATGTTATTTCCGGAAAAATTCAAAAACTGATAATCAATATTGCACCACGATATGGAAAGACCGAATTAGCCGTAAAGAACTTTATATCATACGGATTGGCACTCAACCCTTCCTCAAAGTTTGTCCATCTCTCATATTCTGACGATTTGGCTCACGATAATTCAGAAGAGATTAGAGACATAGTTAAATCAGAAGAGTATCAACAGTTGTTCCCGTATGTCCAGATAAAGAGAGGAACAGACAGCAAAAAGAAGTGGAGTACCACAGCTGGCGGTGGTGTATATGCGGTGTCAACAGGTGGACAGATAACGGGATTTGGCGCTGGAGAGGTGGACGATATAGATGATAAAGAAACAGAAAAAGAAATAGATAGCATATTAAAGGGGGCAAGGTTTTCCGGCGCCATTGTCATAGACGACCCTATTAAGCCGGAGGACGCTTTGTCTGACGTGAAAAGGGAAAAGGTTAACCAACGCTTTGAAACTACTATCCGTAACCGAGCGAACAGCCGAAACACCCCGATTGTAATAATCATGCAGCGCCTGCATGAGAATGATTTGTGCGGCTATCTTATGAAAACAGAGCCAGGGCAATGGACTGTTCTTTCATTGCCGGTCATAGAAAAAGAAGCGGACGGGAAAGAATTTCCTTTGTGGGAATTTAAACACACATTGGATGAATTGCATAATCTTAATAGAATAAATCCATTCGTCTTTGAAACACAATATATGCAGAACCCTACACCTATAGAAGGTCTTATGTACGGTACATTCAAGACTTATAGGGAAATACCATATACCAACCGTGCCATTCGGAAAAATTATACCGATACCGCAGATACGGGCAGTGACAGATTATGTTCCATAGATTATGTGGATACAGAAATAGGCAACTTTATTTTAAGCATACTGTATACGGACGCTCCTATGGAGGTTACGGAGCCGAAAGTTGCAACCATGCTTGCTAAGGACGGAATAACCGTGGCTAATATCGAAAGCAATAACGGTGGACGTGGTTTTGCCCGAAACGTAGAGCGGCAATCACGCATAATGGGCAATAATGAAACAGAAATAAAATGGTTTCATCAGTCGGGGAATAAGGAAGTTCGAATATTTACCCGCTCCGCTGAGGTTATGAATCTTACATATATGCCGGAAGGTTGGGAAGTGCTCTTTCCTGAATTTTATGCAGAGATAAAATCTTTTAGGAAGTTCGGGAAAAACGCACATGATGATGGGGCAGATGCTCTTACCGGAACCGTAGAAAAACGCGGAGATTTTGAATATGACAGCTATGAGGCTGCGACAGTCGCATTTTCCGGCATTCCAATTGTAGAAATACATCCACTGCTTAATGGGCGTTTTCTGTATGCGAAAGCGTATGTTGTACATGATACAATATATGTGGACGATGCGTATATAGGAGAATTGATTCCCATCAAAGAAATCGCCGCGCTGGTCGCTGGTGCCGATGTAAACATTGAGACTTCGCAGGCGATGCTTCATTATATACGCGATTATAGGGCTGAAATAGGTGATGTGTGGGCAAGGCAAGAAAATACAGGAAAACTTTCTTATATTGAAGCATTTAAGGGGCTAATTCGAGATTTTAAATTCAAGAGGGATAACAAAATGTCCTTATTTATGCGTAATCTAATGGACTATGACGGCAAAGATGTCTATGAAGCAATGTATGTATTGTGTTGTATAGCGGATAGAGTAAAAAGAAAATCAAAAAAATAATCATAAAAATGCTGTTTGTTATTTGGAATTAGTCTAAATAATATATATATTTGCACACGTAGGGTCACTACAAGCGTGTGAAGTTGCACGCAACCGTATTAATGGACTAAAACACTAAATATATGGGAGTGGCCGCATTAATTTGCTGTCACTCCTGCTTTGTATATGGGCATATTTACTAAATTTTGGAAGCCAGAAAATAAAAAGTCTATCCCGATGTATGATAATGTAAATCGGGTAGAAAGAGATGCAGCAGGAAACTACTGGTTTTTGTCCGATTTGTTCGGAAGGCGTTCCAAATGGAAAGTATATTATGACATGACTAACAATTTGGATAAAGCCGGAGCGCTTGTTTCCTGTACGCCTTTCTTCACTGTAGTTGATAAAATCGGTTCTATGATGTCCCGTGGTATTCCTTATGTGGTAGATAAGGATGGAAATGAAAAAAGGACATTTGCCGATATACGTAATATACTCAACGCTCCCAATCCGCTGCAAACATTCTCTTCATTTGTAAAGCAAATTGAAATATGTCTTAAGGTATTCGGCTATTGTCCAATTGTTCTTGTTAGAGCGACAAAAACAAGCACTCCTAAGGCAATGTGGATAATTCCACCTGAGATTTTCCATATGGAAGGAACCGGTAAGGTGTTTCGCCAATACGAACTGAAAAATATTATATCAAGTGTATATATAGACTGTAACGGAACTCGATTAGAGTTGGAGGACTATGAATATCTTGTAATATATGACAGCAATATAGTAATAAATAGCGGTGCGACTGCTGATGTCAAATTTGAGTCCGTTTCAGATAGCCTTTCCCAGCCTATATCAAACTGGGTAGCTTCTATGTCTGCAAGCCATACATTGCTTGTAAATGGTGGTCCTAAAGGCGTGCTCTATAATGATTATACTGACCAGATGGGAAATGTTGCCCTTTCCTCGGAAGATGAAAAGGATATAAAGGACAGATTTAAACGTGATTATGGCTTAGTAAACAAGGAATATCCCATTTTGGTGACACGTTACAAATTAGGATGGCTTCCTCTTGATTTTAATGCTGATGAATTAAAACTTCATGAAGAGGATAAGAGGTGTACAGATAAGATTGCCAATGCAATGGGCATAAATGCCAATCTTTTTACGGATGCCAAATACGACAACCTTGAAAGTGCCGGGAAAAAGGCTTATCAGGACGTAATCATTCCAGATAGCCGAAAGATAGCAGAATGTCTTTCAAAAGCCATATGTCCGGAAGGTGTTTTTATTAAGATTGATTTTACAGATGTTGAATGCCTTCAAACCAATAAGGAGACAGAAGCCAATACATTGGTTAAAGTTGCTGATGCCTTACAGAGATTGATAGATAAGTCTTTGATAACACATGATGAGGCACGTATAGAAGTTGCAAGATACATAGATATTGACCCGGATAATCCAAAAGGAGATTTTGATAGCAATGCAGCAAGCAGTGCATCTGTTGAAAATAACGTCAATAACAGTAAGGAAAATGGAAACAATGACAAATAAACAGTAAGGAAAATGGAAACAATGACAAATAAATACAAAGATAAGATGGGGATGCAGTATAAATTGTTCTCCATAAACTCAAAGGATGTCCAATACAGCCCCGAAAGCCGGACTATCAGCGGATACGCTGCTGTATTCGGAAACGTGGATAAGGCTCATGATATTCTATTGAAAGGTTGCTTTTCAAAAAGTATCAATGAAAGAGGGCCGCAAAGCCAGGCAAATGACAAAATTATACTCCTTTGGATGCACGACATGTCAGAGCCTTTGGGATTTATTACAGAATTGAAAGAAGATGATAGAGGGCTTTATTTTGAGGCGCGCATAGATGAGATTGAACTTGGAGATAGGGCCATAAAACAACTTGAGTCAGGCACGCTTAATCAATTCTCTATTGGCTATGAATATGTATGGGAGAATTGCGAATGGGATTACGAAAAACAAGCTCTGATTGTTAGAGAGGTTAAGCTGTATGAAATATCGGTAGTATCAATTGGCTGTAATGGAGAAACTGAGTATTTGGGGTTGAAGTCAATTGAAGACTACGAAAACGCTTATAAGGATTTAAGCGGTGAAATTTCCTTGTTATGTAAAAATATGAGTACAACCAAGCAACAGCGTTTGCAAAAAATTATAGCCAAAGCAATGTCACTTGCATCTTTTAGGCCGGACGGTGTTATACCTGCTCCACCCAAAGGGATGGAAGCCGGCAGTAATGGCAAAACGGAAGAAAAATCATTATGTAATTTATTAAAACTAAAATCGGTATGAAATTAGGATTTTTAGAACTTATGGACACATCCGGCTTGTCCGAAGAAAACAAGAAGTTTTTTGAATCTTTGGACGAAAAAATGGGAGAAGCCTTTGAAAAACAAGTGAAAGGCTATCTTGCGGATGAAGTGAAATTGGAAGATTTGCGTAAATCCATAAAGGATGCCGCTGATTCCATAAATGACATCAAGGAAAAGGATTTTGCCGGCATTGACAAAAAGACTTTTGAGGAGAAGGTTAATGAATTGGAGAATGCCATTTTACGTGTAAAGGCTTCTACCGAAGTAGGTAAAAACGGGGAGGTAAAGATTAAATCTGTTTATGAGCAGCTACACGAACAGCTCAAGGAGTATATTGCTGCGGACAAGAAGGGCGTTATGTCTCTTGATTTGAAATCGGCTTGTCAGTCGGCTCCCGGCAATAAGTTGGGATTAAATCTTGTGCTGGAAAAGAAAGACGCTGCAACTATTACTTCCGGGTCCCTTGCTCCGCATTACGGACTTGAGGTTGACCCAAATTTATCAGTCAATCCGAGAGCGCAAACCGTCATTAGAAAATATGCAAATGTATCAAGCACAAATAATAGGGCTTTGGTTTATGCGGAATATACAAGCAAGGACGGAGATGCTGCATGGGTTCCTGAAGGTGGGCTAAAGCCTTTGATGGATGCGACATTGACAGAAAAAACAATAACCGCTGCCAAAGTGGCTATTGCTGCTAAATTTACAGAGGAAACGCTGTCGGATTTTCCCAGCTTCGTCAATGAAGTTGAAACGGAAATGGTAAATAAACTTGGAATCAAAGAAGAGCAGGGAATTTTGTCAGGCAATGGCTCTGGTGGAGAAATAAAAGGCGTTGCATCGGATATGCCGGCATTCTCTCTCTCTACTTTCTATGTTGAGAAGCCAAATATGTTTGATGCTCTTGTGGCTGGATATTCGCAAATTGTATCCACCAGCGAAATGGCTTATCGTCCGAACCTTGTACTGATGAACCCATTGGATTACGCGTCCATGCAGTTGGCTAAGGATGCTAACGGTCAATATCTCCGCCCATTCCGATATGGAGATGAATTGATTCAGGGATTGCGTGTAGAAACGACCACAGCAGTAAAACAAGGAGATTTCATCATGGGTGATTTCTCATACTTGAACATTCGTGACTTGTGGGAATTGTCTATTACCTTAGGATGGGAGAATGACGATTTCCGCAAGAATATCGTGACTGTAATCGCAGAGAAGAGGCTGATGTGTTATATCAAGTCGCAATATAAGACCGCATTTGTAAAGGACACATTCTCTACTGTAATAGAAGGTATCACTCAAGAAGCATAAGGAGAATAATTATGGGAAAAGAATATAGAATAAACCTGACTAAGCGTTATAACGTAACATTTGTCAAGGATGGTGTGAAGTATAAAACAGGCGATGAAGTTTCAGTCGGAATGGCTCTTGCGAGCAAGTTTTATGCCGAGGGTAAAATTGAAGCGACAAACGAACTGATTAATGATGCCAGAGCGTTGGGTTGCGAGGAGTTGTTCACTAAACGTAAATCTGCGAAAAAAGATACGGTATGATAATTGACTACGAATCTTTCACCGGGTTGCTGAGTGTCGGGATAAATCCTGACACTGGCGCTCCCTCTATAACAAGAGATGCGGAGTTGGGCAAAATAGAATCATATATTTCCGTATATGAACAGGAATATTTGATTCGTATACTTGGTGAGGATATGTGTAAGGCTTTTACCGATTATCTTAATTCAAAAGAAGATGGCGTTGATGATAAATGGGATAGGCTGCTTGCTATTTTATCAGAAAAATACAGCCCTATTGCTTGCTATATATTTTTCAAGTATATAGCGGACGGTAATTACAGCGTAACAAATGTAGGAACAGTAACTTCTGCCGATGGAGATGCTGTTTCTCCACAAGTTTTGCAAATTAGGGCATGGAATGATATGGTAAATATGAACAAGCGTGTTTATAAACTTTTGCAAGGAAAGGAATATGCTGGTGTATGTTTCAATCCATGTATGTTGCGTAAAATAAACTGTATGGGAATATGAAGCCGGTAAATGATATATTTGCGGACATTGTAAAAAAGGTATCGAAAAGATACGGAAGCAATGTGTCGTTTTTATTCGGAGACTGGGCCTACATAAGCAATCAATTAACTTTATGGGGTAAAAGTCCCAAGACAAGTAAATTGAAGTTTCCTATAATATGTCTTTATTCTCCGTTCACGGAAGATAGAAGTTCTGCCGAGACAGAGGTTAGCCTGGAGTTTATTATTATGGTAAACACTTTGAAAGGGTATTCGAATGAAGACCGGCAAAAAACTTCCTTTGAGCAGGTATTGCGACCTATATATAATCTTTTCTTGGATGAAATCAAGAAAGACATAAACATTGTCCGTAGTTACAATGATGTGGTTCCACATTCCTACATTGAAAACTACAGATATGGCAGGGTTGGAGTAATAGGAGAAGACGGGAAACCATTCAGTGATTTTATTGATGCTATCGAGATGAAAAATGTAAATTTAACCATTAAAGAAGTAAAATGTTATGGCAACAGATTATAGAAAGTGTCCGGGCGTTGCAACTTTTAATACGGGTAGCTCCGTGTGTGTGCTTGACCCCGGTAAAATAAAAGCTATCATACTGACTATTCACGGTCATAAGATACCTACAGAGAAAACAGCGGAAGCCTTTGAAAAGGCTTGCCATGCAGACCGTCCGGGAAGAATATTCCCTATCAAAACGATTGTGGAATATGCACCTTCCGGTGGAGAGGCGCAAACTTCCGCTACGGGATATGGCCCTACTAAAATCACAAGCTATTCAGCTAAAAATGATGTATGGACTTTGCAGGACTACGATGCCAGCTTGAAAGCAAACATCATGGTGGCAAAGAATGTGGCATTTGATGCTTATTTTGTAGATGAGAACAACGTCATTTACGGAATGAATGACGGTACGAAAGATTTGGCAGGCATTCCACTGTCCGGCGTTTATCCGGGCGGTCAGGATTGGGATTCTTCCGGTACAGAAGCCAACTTGACTATCGCAACCATGTTCAAGGATTACGAGAAATATATCAAGAATGCGGATGTGAGAGCTTATGATTTTGATGTCGTTGACGCATTGAAAGGGTTGGTTTATGTCGATTTGGTATCAACGGAAGCAAACAAGTATAAATTGATTGAGCACTTCGGAAATTTGGATATTACGGAGTATTACGGTGAATTACTGGCAAAGAATGCAGAAAAAGCGTTGGACGGGGCGACAAGTGCTTCTTATGCTAACGGGGTCATTACTACCGTTGGCGAGGACCCCGTTACCCTTGCATCTCCCTCTGTATTGCAAGAAGCCGGAATTACAGGTATTGAGGCTTGGACATGATAGTAGAAGGTGTAACATTCAATGAAGAGAGGGTGAGAAATATGAAGAAGAGGGACTTCATAAACACACATAAGAATGTGTTTTTTCTTGACCGCCCGCCCGAAGAAAGGGAGAAAACCCTTTCGTCCATCTACGATGATATAGCATCTTCCGGTGCGGCAAGACAGAAAAAAGATGATTGTATATTATGATGGTGGTATCGTTTAATTAGGGGCGTTCATTCGCCCCTAAATTGTCTTGACTATGGCTAACATTATTGAAGCAGAAGAAAATTTCAGACGGTTTGCTACCGGATTTGAACCGATGATACGGGATATTATGGTAAAAAACAGAGAAGAAGTTTCCCAATATATTGTAGAACAACTATGGTCAGGTATTAACGGAAACGACAAACCGTTACGCCCTACTTACCTTAATGACCCGTACTTCAATACCAAAGAAGCAGGGTATTGGTATAAGAACGCCAAAGGCTATGCTGCTTTCAAGCAAAGGGTAGCCCCGCTTATGTATTCTTCGCTGATAAACGCTCCTGTAAGTTCAAAAGGGACGCCAAACCTGATAATTACGGGTGAATTTCACGATTCTATTACAGCCGTACCGATAGATAAGGGGCTAAGGATTGAAAGTGTGGGGATAAGCTTTAGCGGTGATATAGAAAAGAAATACGGACAGGCGATTTACAAGGTCGGTTCTTATGCGAGAAAGGCATTCATGGAAAGGCATATAAAGCAAGGCATTGCGGATTATTTTAGAAAATTCGGTTTATAATGGGATGTGCGTGTGAAAACAAAAAGAGAATGGCAGATATAGCTAAGATGCGTTCGCTTGCAAGAAAAGCCGCAAAGATGGAGGGGAAAGTATATATACTTTATGAGAAAGACGGGGTTTTCAATTTTTGCCCGAGAGGCGAAATGTTCAACGGGAAACTGATTGAATATGTTTGGTTCTAATTTAGAGAAAATATATCTTTGCTGAAAAATACTCTTATATGGCACAAGAAAGTAAATACGCATACGATGAGGATAGTGTAAAGGCTATCGTTCATTGGGCTTTAACAGCTCAATTGCCCGCTCAAATAGAGTTGAGCGAGTCGGAGAATATATTCGATGTTAAGAAGTACGTACAAGCGAATATACACGATATAAACCAGCATTTCCCCGACCCGTTCTACAATCCGGCTATTGATAGGCTGTATCGGTTGAAAGAGTTTATAGAGAAATGAATAAAGACCCTAAGCGGAAAATATTATTCAAGAACTTTGCACAAGTCATTAGGATTGTGTACATTTGTGGTTCTGTTGGGGAGGCTTTGGTCGCCTTTTTTCTTTTCTTCCATATCTTAGCCCTCCATACAACATCTAATGTCTGACAATTTGTACCGAGATTTGTTCCCCCATTTTACTGGTACTAAATATCCCTGTTTTGCCCAACGCCATAACGTAGATTTATCAACATCTAACATTTTTGCTGTTTCATTAGGTGTTTTGTATTCCTCTTGTAGAATAGGAAAACTTTCTTCCTTTTGTTCTGCATTCCATTGTAAAAACGCTTCTTTAAGGTCAAGCGCATTGATTACTAATTATATATTTGCGCCACTCCTTAAAATTTCATTTATATTCATAATTTAAAATGTTGAGTGCGTCTGCTTTCGTAGGGTATCAGCCTTTAAAGCATCCACGAGTTAGATACATAGCTCGTGTTGTTTGACATTGCAAATTTCAGAAATGATAAACTGAATAAAGAAAAAGGGACTTTAAGAAATAAACAAAGCCGCTCATAAAGAACGGCTTATACTTTTTTAGGGGATTAACAGAGGGGACTTTCAGGGGACTTTAGGGGATTATAGGTAATTAAAACTCTTCTTGAATTCATCGCCTATATTTAAATTACTTGGCTTGATATGGTATAAAAAATGTGTAAGTGTACACAAGTGTTTGTACGCCTGCATACACCTATACTTTATTTTTTACCATAGTGATACCTCATAGAGAGCACATAAACCGTGATTATTTCATCATTAACTGAATAGATAATGCGATGTTCCGAATTTATACGCCGAGACCATTTGCCGGACAAATCATATTTCAGAGATTCCGGTTTGCCTATTCCGGTATAAGGGTGTTTGGCAATATCTTCAAGCAGTGACAATATTTTATTTATTATAGCCTTATTACCGCTTCGTACAAAATATTGGTATTCTTCTTTTGCTTGTGCGGAAAGTGTTATTTTGTACATACAACCCGATTTAAAAAGTCTGACATATTTTCTCCCTCATGTTGAGAAACGCAATTTCCATTCTTAATATCTTCTTCCCCTTTTCTGATAGCTTCCATCGTTGCCGGAGATTTCATTATATATTCAGTTTCTTTAATGGAGTTGTATTCATCTAAAGATATGACAACAACGCTTTCATTGCCGGCACGGTGCACCAGCAACGGCTCACTGTCATTTATCACACCATCGAGATAGTATTTAAGGTTATTTCTTAGTTCTGAATAGTTGGCTGTTCTCATAATTTACTTGTTTTTATTGTTTTGTACAAAAATAGGTACTTATTTTTGTACTTGCAAGAAATGGTGAATATATGAATTTAATTTAGACTAATTCTAAATAATTTTATATCTTTGCGTTATCATGTGATGTTGCATGACACCCAATATTAGGACTTATGGCAAACGAATTTATAATTACCGATTTAGTCGACAAAAAAGCCGTACAACAATTAAAGGAACTCCGTCTTGAATTTGATAGTACAAAAGGGTCTTATGTGGAGCTTGCTAAGGAGTTGGCGCAAGGAGTAAAAACTAATCCCAAAACATTTGATGAACTTTCCCAAAAAGCACGTAATTATACCTCGCTGTTGGAGAAATTGAATAAGACGCAAGAAAATATGGCATCTATTCAGGCGAAACAACTTACCGTGCTACGTCAAGTATCCCAGCAACTAAATTCAATGTCATCTTTGCAAAAGTTAAACCTTCTGTTTGAACAGTTCGCTAAAAATATCAAGAATGCAAGTGATATGCTTGCCGGATTATCTTCCGTATCCAACCAGGTGTCTTCGGCACAGGATAATGCGGCTAAAAGCACCCAAACAGCAAGTAATATAATAAGCCAGGCATCCACTCAATTGCAGGCGGCAAATATGAACTATGCTGCCATAATCGACACCGTACAGGCATATGATGGCGAAGTTACTAAGTTGACGGCTGATACCATAGCCAATAAAGAGGCTATGAAAAAGATTGATGCAGATATTAAAGCTCTTGGAAAATCTTATAAAGATGGGGAAATAACTTTGTCTGAATATATAAAGCAGTCTTCGCTATTAAAGCAGAGGCATACTGAATTGATGGCGCAAAATCAACAATATTCGGCTTTGATAAAAAATCATTCCACGGCAATTATTTCAGCTTCCGGCAGTTATTATGAAATGAATGCCGCCATGCTTGAATTGCAGAAAAGGTATAAGGCGTTGAGTGAAGCTGACCGGGAAAGTAGTGTCGGGAAGAATTTGATAGCGCAAGCCAATGCTTTGAATAATAAGTTAAAAGAGATTGACTCTCAATTTGGGAATTATCAAAGGAATGTAGGTAATTATGCGTCCTCTTGGAATGGTTTGCAGATGCAAGTTCAACAAATAGCCCGTGAACTTCCTAATGCGGCATTAGGACTTAATATGTTTATTATCGCTATATCTAACAACTTGCCCATGTTGATAGATGAAATAAAAAGAACGTCTGATGAAGTCCAAAGGCTAAGAATGGAAGGGCAAAAAACGGTTTCTGTTTGGAAACAATTAATGGGGGCTGTATTTTCTTGGCAAACAGCAGTAGTTGTCGGTATTACAATTTTGACGGCTTATAGAAATGAAATATCAGATTGGGTTGCGAGTTTGTTTAGAGGAAAGAAGGCATTGGATGAAATAATTTCCGTTCAAGACAAATTAAGGATAGCTCAAAAAGGAGCTATTCGTGATACAATAGAAGAACGTATCAAATTAGAACTATTATATAAGGCTGCTACCGACAATAAAAAAGCTATGGAAGAGCGTATCGTAGCCGCAAATGAATTAAAAAGTACTTTCCCTAAATTATTTGATAATTATACAAAAGAACAAATAATGACGGGGAATGCAAAAGACGCATATAGATTATTAACAGCACAGATTATCGCTACTGCCAAAGCTAAACGGGTAATGAATGAAGTGACAAAAGCCGCAACAAATTACGAGGAAACCGAGTTTAAACGGCTTAATCAAGTTTATACTGTCGAAAAAGCACGTGCAGAATATCAAAAGTTTGTAGATACGGGATTATCGAGAACAGAAGCAGGTATAGATGCAAAAAAGAAACTTGAAGCGGAAGAAGCAACTTTGAAAGCCTTAAAAGAGCAAAGTATTCAGTATAAGAACCAAATGAATGATTTGGAAAAATTAGTAGATGTAAAAGCATTGGTTAATGACCCGGGTAAAAATAATAAAGCTTATGACGATGAAAAAAAGAAAGCGGAAGAATACGCTGAATATATCAAGAAGATAACAGAGGATTTATCCAAATCTAAAATAGAATTGATAGCTGACGGTAGAGAAAGAGAAATAGCTGAAATCAGTAAGGAATACGATGATAGGATTAAAGAGATAAAGGGTAGGACAGACGAAGAAATAGAGCTTCGGAAAAATCTTGAAACGCTGAAAGGAAAAGCCATTGCGGAAATAAACGATAAATACGATAAGGAACTGCTTGAAATAGAAAAAACAAATCTTGAAAACAGATTGGCTTCCATTGGGGAAAACTCGAATGAAGAATTAGACAAAAGGCTTAATCTCCAAATACAACTCAATAATATGATGCGTGATGCGGAAATAAAGGACGCTGAAAAGAATGGAGAGGATGTTGTGGCGATACGTATGAAGTACATGCAACGGGAAAATTCTCTCATAATGCGAAACCTCCAAGAAAGAATTGGGTTGATTGAGGCAAATACTGATAAGGTGGTAAACGAGCAGGAAACATCCGCTTTGAAAGAAGCCAATATCATAAAAAAACAATATGCAAATGGCGAAATAAGCAAAGAGGATTACGAAAAGAAATTATATGATATTGGGGTTAAGTATGCTAAGGCGCGTCTTGAAACACTTATGAAAGAGGCGGAGGCTGAAATGTCCCTTCTTGACCCAAATAGTGAAAAATATCAGGAGTTGGAAGATAGGTTAGCCAACCTTCAAGCACAGATAAACGGAATAAATTATGATGACGCTACCAAGAAACGGGAAGAATGGATAGACAAGTTCAAGAGCGGGCTATCAGAAATGAATGATGTGGCAAGAGACGCTCTTGGAGAAACAGCCGGAATATTCGAGGGGTTATCTGATATAATGGTTGATGTAGCAGAGGATGGAAGGTTAAGTTTTGAAAACATGGCGGAAGCCGTAGGGAAGATAGTATCAGGCATCACTTCGCTGATGACCGATATATATGATGCCCGGATAGAAAACGTTGAAAAAGAACAAGAAGCCAACGATGAAGCATACGATAAAGAAATAGAACGTATAGAAGCCCTTGAAGAAAATGGTGCAATTTCCACCGAAGAGGCAGAAGCTCGCAAACGTGCAGCCGAAGATAAGACAGCCGCCAAAAATGCAGAGCTGGAAAAGAAAAAAGCTGCATTACAAGAGAAGCAAGCCAAATGGGATAAAGCAAATTCTATTGTTCAGGCAGGAATAGCAACCGCTTTAGCTGTGACAAAAGCACTTCCAAATTTAGTTCTTGCTGCATTAGTCGGTGCTATGGGAGCCGCCCAAGTAGCCCTAATAGCAGCCCAACCCATTCCCAAATACGCCAAAGGAACAAAAGACCATCCCGGCGGTTTGGCAATAGTAGGTGATGGCGGCAAGAAAGAGGGTATCGTAACTAATAACGGGCTTTTTATCACTCCTGATAAGCCGACATTGGTAGACCTTCCGGCGCATGCGCAGGTAATTCCTGATTTGTCATATATCTATGACCGTAGCGGGCTTACTTCTGATTATGGTTTATTGGAACAAAAGCTAAAGAATATGAGAGAAGAGGGGATTGTTGTTAATGTAAACAACGATTACAGCCGACTTGAAAGAAAGATGGAAAGCAATACCAAACAATTGCAGAACATTGGTCGGATTATGAAGAAAGCCAACCATATTGCGGATTACAATTGGATTTCAAGCAGAGTATAAGATATGATATATAATGACTTAAACAAAATATGCCTTTCCCGCTTTATAGACATATTCCTGGGGGATATTGATAAGGTTGTTCAAGGCGGAAGATATAGTATCAGAGAAAAGGCTTTAGCAGCTGAGAAGCTATGCAATGAATACTTATCAATAATAGGGGGAAAGTCTGTTTCCGCCCAAATAAACCGGAAAAATGAAGTGCTGAAAATTCAGATCCGATTAAATTGCCTTGCCATATGTCAGGAACTCATTTCTTCCGGAAACTGGAGTGATGCTGTAGAAGTCATGTCTGCTTTGGGTTATAAATTCAGAGAGGACGAACATGATAAGATAAAGAACCGGATAAGCAGCGTTTCCGCTTCTGACAACTACCGCCTTGCAAAATTGCAGGAAACATCTCCTGATATAGGGAAAATAAAAATGGATAGGGAATATTTTACCAAAGAACGCGTTTCTTTAATGTCTCATGTAAAAATGCACATTGATGAAAACACGTTCTCCGCCAAAGAATATGCCTATATGGTCAGGCGTATGTGTGATGACATAGATGCCATGATACGTTCAACTTCAAAAAAGAAATAGATATGTATTACAGATGTGAACTGTTGATAGGCGGAATGACATATGACGCCACAAATGAGCTTGTTAATTGGGACGATGTAGAGATGTCTTTCAAGAGAGGGGATTATGACGGAGTTGTTCGTAGTTTTTCCACAAAATTTGAGTTTGCCAACGGCGCTTATTCGCTATTGCTGAAAGAATATTTGTCGAATTACCTGAACTCATCCGCAACACTCGTGTTTTATACCCGGAATAACTCATGGCTGTTAAATGAAAAGTTCAGATGCGCTTTGGACTACTCCACATTTTCCTACAATGATACGACGTGCGAAATAAATGCCGTCGACAACAGTCTCGCAAGCTTGATTAAAGCAAAGAAAGGCACGCAGTATGAATACCCGGTAAAAGAAATAAAGGAGTCCCAACCTTTGGATTATGACAGATTGTTGATGAACAGTGATATAAAATGGTCTATACCAAGTGACGCAGAGGAGCCTAATGTTTCCCATGTAATGACTGCTTATCCTAATGCTTATTATACTATTCCTTTTTATATGTTAGGACAACCGGAAATTGCGACAAAGGACATTGTAGAGGTTTTTGATACGGCTGAAAACCGATTTGAAAGTACGGAAAGCCTATTCGGAGAATATCTGTTCAAAAATATATCTGACAGGGATTTGACCATACGGATAAAAGTAAAATTCAGTGTATTCATTACGTATCAGAGACCAGGCGTATCCTTCCCGATATATATACGGCTTTCCTCTTATAATGAAAATAGTAAAGAGCTTAAAATATATTATCAATCCGCTACAATTCAAACATTTAATACATACACTGTCGATATTGATGAGAATTTGACAATATCTCCAGGTGAGATGATTAATTTCAATATAGCACTTGCAAAATCTGACATTATATATCAAAAATTTCCCGTTAATTTTAAATTCAACAGTCTTGACACACCGTTAAATATAAGTTTTTCCGAGCGTGGAAAATCTGTAAAAATAGATTGTATCAGTCCTAAAGTATTGCTTAACCGTTTACTGAGGTCTATAACTGATAAGAACAATGTAACGGGTGAAATCGCCACCGGAGTAGATGAGCGTTTAGACATGGCGATGATAGTTCCGGCAGAAAGCATACGAGGACTTCCCAATGCCAAAATATATACATCTTATACCAAATTTGCCAATTGGATGAGTGCGGAATTTGGGTTTGTCCCTGTAATCGGTGACGAGAAGGTGACATTTGTTCATCGTGATACTTTATTCCAAGATAAAGAAATAAAGGATTTGCAGGACAGCACTTCTGATTTGGAATACAATGTGAATGCCGGACTGGTTTATTCGGGGGTAAAAGTCGGGTATGACAAACAGGATTACGACAGTGTGAATGGTCGCGATGAATTCCGCTTTACCAATGAATACACCACCGGCATTACATTGACAGATAACGTATTGGAATTAGTTAGCCCATATAGAGCCGATGCTTATGGTATGGAATTTCTTGCGGAAAAAAGAGGTGAAGATACGACTGACAGCGACAGTGATAATGATATATTCTTTGTTGGAGCATCACTTGACGAAGAAAAATACAAGCTTGTAAGGGATGGATATACAATATCCGGTGTCATATCTCCTTCTACTATGTTCAATGCCATGTATTCCCAAAGGCTTATGATTGAAGCAAACGCAAGGTATATAGGTGCTTTTGCCAACGCGTTGGAGTTTACATCATCTGACGGTAACAGTGATGTGACAATCAATGGAGTTAGCGAAAGGTCGAGCATTGTATTGGAAAACAAACTGTTTACAGTAGGAGAACTTTCCGTCAAGACCGGAGATTTGGAAATACCGTCAGACTTGAAGGGTTACATTCGGGTGGAAAAGAACGGGCGTATCTATAAAGGCTACGTAAAAAGTGCAAGCTATAATTATGGGCGACCGGAAGCGGTAAAATATTCTTTGATAGTCAAGAGTGTGGATTAATAGATGAGGAGATTTCATATAAGTCTATCAGGCACTCGTTATTTTACAATGTATTATTTGGAATTGGCCTAAATAGTATGTATATTTGCGCATGATGTGTGAAGTTGCACATCACTATAAAAGGACGAAAAGACATGGTAAAAGTTGGTGATGTTTGCCCTCTTTTTTTCTCACCTGTAAAAGATAAGTTTGGGCTTGATATGGACTATATTCAGAAGTTCCACGCTTCTGATAAAATCCATATACAGGTATTCACTAATGCTTCTGAGGAAGTTTCAGCGAGCCTGAACAATCTTGCCGCAGGAAATTCTACACCAATATCACTTTCCACATATAATCATAATGACAATGTAGTGATGTATTACGCCATTCTTCGAGACTTGGAGGATGCCGTATATACGGTTACAATCAACGAATATACATCAGAACCTTTTATCGTATGCTCCTCTGACGACTTGTTAGAGGAAACTGTGCTTATCCGTTATTCCCATAAAAGCAATAACTCCGCTTTTGATAACATATTTTGGGTAGATGATATTCAGCAAGTATTTAATTTTCGTGTGGAAGCAGGATTTAAACCTGGAGGATATTCCCCTCGAATAGATAATGAGCAATATCGCAACCAAATGCAAGAGATAGAAGAATTATACGCAGTACCTTATGATGTATATAATCTTACAATAGGAAGTTCAAACGGCGTCCCTTATTGGTTTGCAAAACACATAAACCGTATTTTATGCCTTTCTATGGTGGAAATTGACGGGACAAGATATGTCCGTTCGGAAAGTTCTGTTCCGGAAATGACGCAAGTTATTGAAGATAGCCAGTTGTTCCATATAAATATGGCTCTTGAATTACAGAATAACGATATTGCAGGTATTGGCGGCTCTCCTGAAGCCGGCTCTTCCGCTTCTTTCCCTGCATTCCTGATAGACCACGCCAAAGATGGAGAGATGTTGCAATTCAGCGCAGAAAAAGCTGCATTTACTAATGTTGATAAGGTTGAGGTATGAAAAAAAGGCTTAGTAAAATATTATGGTTTGGTGATGCTCTTAATGAAAACAATCAGGCAGCTCCCCCTGCTTTATCTCCGAGTGATGAAGAGCATTTACAAGGTCTGAATCTCGGGGAAATATATATATGCGTCGCAGATGCCGACCCAGCACTGTTCATCAGGACTTCTGCCGACCGAATTGTCTACTTTAAGGCTCTTGATATAGAGGCTTTATCTAAGTTCTTTATAAGAAAAGACAGACCGGACGAAGCTGGATTTTTAATAAAGTTCTTAGGTGGATTATTTTCAGACTACATCCAGTCCATGAACTTTTCTTCCGGTGCACTCGGTGAAGGCTTTGTTATTAAAGTAGACAGCAAGACGGGCGACAGCTATTTGGAAGTAGACCATATGCTGGCACGCAAGAGCGCCACGTTTATTGAGTTGCTGATACAGCGATTACGCCAGGTTGGCGGTCAGATAATACTTTCTCCCGCATCCATGTCATGTTCTAAGGTAGAGGAATACGATACCTTTTACCGCTGTTACTTCGAGAACACAGACGGGGAAAAGACCATTGTTCAGGAATTTGTAATAGGAGACCAAGCCCGCAGCCAGACATTCAACATCAAGCCAGGCGTACATGAGAACATCTCTAATACCTACTATTGGCGGCTGGTGACAAGCATAGGTGACAATTACATAGACCTTTCAAAGAGCGACTGTGACACGGGGTCTGCCGCACCACAAGCAGGCGATGACATTGTACAGTTAGGTAACCGGACGGATAAGACCAGACAGAACGCCATCGTATTGGCAGCATACGGGAATGATACTCCGAGCTTCCGTCAGTATGCAGGGATTGATTCTTATTCTTTGGCTGGTAAAGAAGTGACAGTTTTCAGTCCTAATGGAAATAAAGTTACTGGTGACTTTATCCTGAAAACAGGTGTGAATATCCTTACCCAGTTCAAGATATTGGAAGATTTGATTTACTCTGAAATCTCCAAAGTGCTTGATGAGGTGCAGGCAAAGGATAATTACCTGTACAATGCGGCATTTGCAAGCAATACGAACGGTTGGGAGACAAAGAACGATGTTCGTTTCTTTACTGTGAACGGAAAGTTCTTATTGGTTAACGACAAGTTCTATTCCCGCAAGGATGCTATGGCTGCCATTATCAGAGACGGAGATAGAAACGTGCTTCGTATCCTTTCTTCCGGAATTAAACAGTCAAATGCGGATTTAGCCAATAAACCGACCTATGAGGAAGGGGAAGAACCGAAGAAGTTCTTTATCTCTTTCCGGTATAGGGTAGCTACAGCCGGAACGCTGGCAATAGGATTTCCCGGTCAGAACCTGCATTTCACCGAACGTCTTGAACCGGGTGAGGAATACGCAATGAAGGAGTATTCCGGCACATGGGACGGAACGGGCGACTTCGAGTTAAAGTTTACGGGGGATATATACATACACTCGCTGGCTCTTACCGAAAACGCATTCGAGGATTTATATACAAAATTGAGTTCCGAAATAGAGCAGACAGCGGAAAGTATCAGGTTGGAAGTAAAGGAACTCTCGGAAAGCAACAATCAAAGGTTCTCGCAGATTGAGCAGACAGCGGAAAGTATCAGGTTGGAAGTAAAGGAACTCTCGGAAAGCAACAATCAAAGGTTCTCGCAGATTGAGCAGACAGCGGAAAACCTCAAATTGTCTGTTACAAAAATAGAGGAAGATGTAACGCAGTTGGGACTGGATATCAATGGAGTTACTGAGGAACTTAAATTATATGTCAAAAAGGACGGATTAGGTTCTGAAATCAATGTGGCACTTGATAACATTTCCGTGGTTTCCAAAAACATATACTTTACCGGAGATATATCCGCCAACGGGAATGTGTCTATTCAGGCAGACGGGACAATAAAGGCTATTGGTGGATATTTTGAAGGAGAGATAAATGCAAACAGCGGGGTGTTTAAAAATGTAAGAACTCCTAACAACTCTTTGGTGATAGACGAAAATGGGAATGTTAGCATTGTTGGCAAAATATCAACCGCTTCGTCAGGTACAAAAATAGAAATAAACCCAAATTCAAACAGCATAAAATTTTATAATTCAAAAGGATATGATGTGGGTGGAATTTCATTCCTTGATAGTGGAGGCGGAGGTACTTCTGTTACTTACCCAAGATTAAAATTAGACAATATAGCAAGTGATGGCAACTTAACTGCGTCTACTACCCTTTTTGCAGGGTCATTGTCAATGATTTCAAATTTAAGTGGTTCAAGATACCAAGTGTCTCTTGGCATCAGCGGACTTTCTTTTTATAAAGATGGAAGATTAACTAAATCATACCCAAGCTCATGAAAAAGATAAATTTTAAACAATTACTGATTGCTACGGACATTACCCGTAAGCATTGTGAAAATATAGATTGTAGAGAGAATTTTGCGAATGTATTATACCGGAACGGTAACGGTATCGCATCGCATGCACTCGCTTTGAAGATATACAACTCCAATGAAGAGACAGAGTATAGTGATGAAGAAGTGTCCCTGATACAAGAGCATGCAAATGCTTTTTGCAAACCCTTCTTTATTGACGCGCTCAATCGTGCTATCAACAATCAACCGGAAGAAGCAACCGATAAACAGGAATAATTATGGCTTGGACAGAACAGGATTATCAAGAAATAGTTGCCCGCCTTATGGCTAACTCCATAGGGGTTAATGAAGTACCGAATGCGGACAAAGCGGATGATGTAACGTCATTGCCTGCATTTAAACCTTCAGGAAGCAACAGTGAAGCTTCTGTGGTCAATTATCCTTTAGAATTTTTGAAAGGAGAACAAGGCGAGCCAGGTATACAAGGCGAACCTGGGAAGTCATTTAAGGTAGCCGGCGAATACGCCACCCTTGAAGCCTTGAAATCCGCTGTTCCCGATGGTTCGGCAGTTGACGGGTTCATGGCTGTAGGTACGGAAGCCCCTTATGATTACTACGCATGGGTGAACGGTGAATGGGTAAGCCAGGGGAAGATTGGCGGTATAGACGAAGCGCCAACTGATGGCAAGGCATACGGTCGTAAGAATGGGAATTGGGCGGAAGTTCCTGAAAAATCCGACGTCCTCACCAAGACCAACACTTCATCATTCACCCCTACGGGCGATTACCAGCCTGCAACGAAGAAGTATGTGGATGATAAACACATTATGCTTACGATTACAGATGAAGCTCGCCAACAGTTAATTTCAAATCAAGAAGTTAAAGCAGGAGAAGCCGAATCAAAAATAAATCTTGTATTTGGAAGCATTGATAATTTTAAAAATATTATACAGAGATTATTAAGTGATAATATTTTATTCCTAAAAATTACAGAAAAAGAAATCTTTAAAGTAAGTACGAGTCACACATATTGCAATCCCGATAATGGAGCTTATGAACTTTCGTTTATTTATACTCATACTTCTATTGCCGATGCAAATAATATTAGCTTAGTTACAAAAAGAATTTTTATTGCATTGAATTCAAATGCTACAAATTTTTTCGTAGTAAAAGATATACTCGTTTCCGACAACCTCACCACCCTCACCAAGAAAACCGCTGCCGAGTACGATACTATTGGCTCTAAGGATGCCAATACAGCATATTGTGTAACCGATTAAAGGATAATGATTATGTTAAAAATAGGAGAATTGACCTCAGGGCTATTTGCTGGAGATAAGCTGATTGCGGGCAAAGAATTTGATTGGAGCAAATTATATGATGCTTTAACCTATTTACCACCTACTGATACACAATATAGAACAAGAATGTTAATAATAGCCAATCTTAGTTCACACGATATTAGTCTATATAGAAGTGGAAAATTAACTATTGTTGAAAGTGGTAAAATAGATTGGTATTCTAATGGTGTAGGTAGTAATATTGATTTTGATATACAAAATGAAAGCAACGGCCCTGTTAGATATTTAGAAATCTATAAATGTAGACTTGTAGGTAGTAGTGATTCGCAAATGGAAATTAATGAAAATATATGTCAACCTGGAAGTGCTATTCAAAGTTTTATTGCTGGCGATTTTGATGATTTAGATTATGTACTTTTTGTTTTTGATTATAATGAATAAATAAGATGATGTATATGAAAACAATCTACTACAACAGCAAATTAGCCAAACTTATCCTCTTTGGAGGCTACACAACAATCATGTTCATCGGCTTCATCCTTACGAAGCTGAAAGAGTTGTCCGAAACAACCATACGCCATGAACGGACACATCAGAAACAGTTCTTCGAGTGTATGGAGATAGCGGCTATCCCATCCGTATTGCTGGCGTTCCATGTCAGTGCATGGTGGCTGTTACTTATCCCGCTATTCTACTACATTCTTTATTTGGCAGAATGGTTTGTAAGCTTCGTGTACCACCTGTTTACAGACAACATAATAGGCAGCGGTAAGGTAAACGCCAACGCCTATCGAGCGAGCGCATTTGAGATGGAAGCCAAACTCAACCAGGACAATCCGAACTACTTGAAAGAACGTAAATGGGGAGCGTGGTTCCGCTATTACGGCAAGATATGAAAATCCCGTCCTACTCTCACGAGCAAAACGGAATGACAGTAGTTCGCTTATTTGATAAGAGACACAAAGATAGGAATAATTGACAAATAACGATAAGATGAAGAATAACATTATTACCCAAAGCATACCGGGTGGTTTCTCGGTAATAGCAAGCAGTTTTATTGCACAGTCATTGGAACACATGATACCGTGGCTGATAGTAACGTTTTCAGTCGTTGTATGCGATTTGATGTTCGGGATAAGGAAATGCCTGCTATTGGGTGAAGAATTTCGGTTTTCAAGTGCCGTGCGCCGTACTATGGGTAAAATGGTAACATACTTTGCTTTTGTCTGTATGGTGGTGATGATAAATATTGCTTCCGGCAATAAATGGAATATTGATGTGTATTCATGCTTGTTTGTCTGCTTCATAGAGTTCTGCTCTATCATAAGCAATATCTTGAAGCCAAAGGGATATAATTTCAACTTACTGAAAGCGTTGGGATTGTTCGGAAAGAAAGTGCTCGATGTCGAGAAAGAAGATATGAGTGAAATAATAACCAAAGATAAAGAGTAACAAAATGAAAAAGAAACTGATTATCGCAGCGATTGTTATCGCTATCATCGTGGGAGTTATGCTTTACATGCACTACACTCCGTTTTGGGTGAACCTGACTACTGTTGTATCATTCGGTGTCGGTGTTGTTGCCGGATGGGTGGCTCGTTTAGTTTATGACAAATATTTCAAGGAGGACGTGCAGAATGAAAATATTGATTGATAACGGACACGGAAGTAACACTTCAGGCAAGTGTTCACCGGACGGAAGATTGAAAGAGTATGCGTATGCCCGTGAGATTGCCATACGATTGGAAGCGGAGCTGCGAAAGAAAGGCATTGACGCAGAACGTATCGTCAAAGAGGAAATAGACGTTCCTCTATCGGAGCGTTGCCGTAGGGCGAACGAATACAAGGCAAGTGACACAATCCTCGTATCTATCCACTGTAATGCAGCGGGAAGCGGCTCTGAATGGATGCAGGCACGTGGTTGGGAAGCGTGGACTTCGGCAGGTCAGACGAAAGCCGATAAATTAGCTGATAGCTTATATGTGGCAGCCGGACGACTTTTGCCGGGTATGAAGATACGCAAGGATATGACGGATGGCGACCCTGATAAGGAAAGCGGGTTCTACATCTTGAAGCACACGAAGTGTCCGGCAGTCCTTACAGAGAACCTATTTCAAGACAATAAGGAAGATGTTGGCTTCTTATTATCGGAAGAGGGCAAACGGGCAATAGTGGACTTGCATGTGCAGGGAATTGTGAACTATTTGAATAACTCTAAAAAGTAAACATCATGGCAGCAGAAGTTTTATCATTTCAAAAAGAAGAAGGCAAAACAGCGTATTACGCAACGTTTGTCAGTGACGGTAATCCCGTTACCATACAGATAAAGAACAAGGGCGGAATGGTGACTGTATTTGCCAATATCGAGGGCATGAATCCTATCCCGCTTTTCCCAAATGCCAATCAAGCCTTAGGTCCTTCCAATGTGATATTTCGTCTTATTGGCATAGCGGCAGGTATGGAAATTACAATAAGAAGTGCTACGAAAGTGTCAGAAGCGAAAATGATTAAAGAGGGATAGCCTTATGAAACCAATCACTATCCCTCACATCAGCATTCCTATAATCGGCATTCCCGTAATCAGCATACTTACCATAGGGTTTCCCGGTGCTGGCGGAAATAAGCCGCATCCATTTCCTGACGAAGGGTATTTATTATTAGTCAATGACGCTCCATTGTTGTTGACTAATGAAGAGCCGATATTGCTTACAAGTAAAAATAAATAGTAGTATGGAAGAGAAAACAGAAAAAGGACAGCAAATTGGACAACCCCCCAAAAGAGACGTTTTGACGGGTAATGAGCAGTTTCCATTTCAAGAAGACAGAGAAAATGGTTCTATCACCCCTAACGTCCTAAAGAGTTTCATTAGTTCCGGAAAAGGTGGATATATGAGCTATATAACCGAGTATAATGTTTCCATTCATCATCCTTCATCTGGAATTGATAGTGGCAATAAATATACATTAGAAGGTGCTATTGTTCAAGTTCCGGAAGATATAAGAACAGCCGGGCTAAAAGTGTCATTCTTGAACAATAGCGGACTTGTGGAGACATGGGAATTTGCAGGTGGAGCATTTGAAAATATCGAGAACTGGAAATCAAATGAAGATAAATTGACCGATATTCGAGATGAAGCCATCGACAAAATAAAGGATGCGGAAAGTGATGCAATTTCAAATTTCAGTTCCCAGCGTGTTACTCCTGATATGCTGTCCGAATCGACCAAGCAGTTTATTAACGCAAGTGGTGGCGGTACAATAAACAATCTTGCGGACGACGAAGACCTTGTGTCTGTAGACAAAGGGGAAAGCTTAAGTGTTTTAAAATTCGCCGACCGCCCTTTTAGTCCTGACAGATTCAGCGGCAAGGGGTATAAGATTCTTCGTAAAAACATTGTAAATAGTAAAAATATACTTACCCAGGAAATGGTTAACCAGCCTCATACGATTTATATGATTCAGTATGACTATGATTTGGATGGTACAACTATTAAAATACCTGAAGGGTGCATACTTGATTTCCAAGGTGGAAGTATTGTTAATGGAAAGGTCTTTAGCGATAATAAAACAACAAGAATCGTAAATCCACCTAAAATAACAGAATCTAATGATAAAATATTTTTTGGGGTGTTTTTTGATTCAAATAATGGTGAGTTGACTTATAGATTTGAAAAGATTAATAGACCTTTTGAAGTTGTAGGTCAGGTCGCTACAACAAGAGCATCTAAAGAATACTGGAATGCCAGAAGAATTGGGATAAATAAATATAATATATTTTTACCTCATGTATTTTCAAACGGAGAGTGGAGTTTTGGTGATTCTAATATAGAAGAGGCCATAGAACTGTATAAAAAATATAATATATTTATGTATAATATTAGATTTGAAGTTAGAACAGATGATTTATCAGATGATAGGATCCTTGAATATTCCAATATGGTAAAGGATAAAATTGATAAATTAATGGCTAACAATATTCCTGTTGAAAATATATTTTTATCCAATGAGACTCCTAATGTATATAATAATTACAAATGGACTTCCGCTTTGATAGAACTGTCGGATTGGGTTAGAAAAAAAGGCTATAAAAGTGGAATATCTCATTATACAGGAATGCCATCATCTATTGAATCTTATGGTGCTCCTCAAGAATATAATTCTGCAAATTTTGACAAGTATGGCATTAATCTATATCCGTCATTGTCTCCAAAAGGCAATAATGATTTGGGATATAAGCCTAAACAAAGTGATATAATCAAGGCTCACAATAAGTTTAGAACTCAATTTGATTATCTTGTCGATAGGGGATACACTTCAATGACTATCACAGAAACAGGTTTCAGTGAATATAATAATGGTATGTACAGTGTAGATGACCGGACTCTTCCGATGGATACAACAGGCTATATTTATATAACAGCTTGGAAAGAGTGGTTGAATATTCTATCCCATTATGCTTCAATGATTGATTCAATGGATGTATGGGTTTCTCCTGAAATAGACAGAACTTCTGAGGCAATGTATAATATTCTTCTAAATTTTTAGTTATGAATAAATTAGGTCAATTAACTTATAATAGTTTTTTAGATAGTAGTATATGTGTTAATTTTAATACAGAACGGGAGAAATATACTATAATTGCTGCTATAGAAATGCCAATAGCAGGTTCATTGGAATTTGTATGGTATGATTCTTATAGAAAGCTTGAAAATGGATATTTTGCTTATGATATTATATCTAAGGTAAATCTTTCGAAAACTTATTCCGAAGACAGTGAAAAGCCAAGATATGTTTGGTTGAATCAAATAAGCCATGATGATGAACTTTCTACTTTAAATATTAAATTATATAAAAAGGAAGACAAATATTATTTGATTTGCAAGGGAATAAACTCCAATATCACAGCATTATCTATAAAAAACTTATATACGGAAAGGCCTATAATGTTCACATTCCTTAATTTATTTGTAGACACTATAGATGATTATAATATTCCGGCGGAAGTAAAAGTATTTACAGTAAATAACACTGTAATTAAAAATATAAAACGAGAAAGTGCAATAACTAACAGTGTGATACCTGGATATTATAATATATGGTCTAAAGAAGGACTATTACATATCGGAGATTACGAAATTAATTATTCTATACCTCTGTGGCTTTTGAAATCTGATGATAAGTTTATAGGCTCTACATCAGAGCGTCCTTCATCTCCTCCCCTTGGATTTTCCTTTTATGATACGTCACTTGGCAAGCCTATATGGTGGAACGGTTCTTCATGGACAGATGCCAATGGAGCTACGGTATAGTGCTTTACTAATTGTTTATAGGGGGTAGCATTTGAAAAACTAAATCATCAGTTCACTGATATGAAAAATAACATCTTAGGTGCGGTGGTCTATCTATCCACCGCCATAGTATTCGGTGGCAGCACTGCACTGCTGATGCTCTTCATCAAGGAGAACAACGACCGTTGCCACTACTATAACGGCAAGTGGAACAAAATAGACTTGCTGTGTGGAGCTGTCGCAATATGTGCAGGTATGGTTGTAAATCATTATTTGTTGAGGTTATGAAAAAACTACCCTGGCTATTAGTTGTATTGCTGGCAATCGCTTGTGTGGTGGCGTGGCTCCGCCCGTTCGAGCCTTTGCCGGCAGAAATACGTACCGAAACAAAGATACAGACGGTTGTCAAACTTGACACGGTTCTTATCTCCGCACCGATAGCGGTCTTTTGGCAGATATTGCCGAATGACACAGTACGTATAGGCGATACCTTGCTTCATCGCAAACGGGTTGTGTATGAAGATAGCCTGTATCGTGCGGTGGTGAGCGGATATGTAGACCCACGGCTGGATAGTATGACTGTGTATCCGAAGACGGTTTATCAGACGGTGACAAATGACATCTACCATCCGGTTCCCATCAAGCCGAAGAAGAAGCGTTGGGGATTAGGGTTGCAGGCTGGGTATGGTTATCCTGGCGGCATGTACGTAGGCGCAGGAATAAGTTATAATCTATTTGTATGGTAAGAAAGAAATTAACGATGTAGAAGTTGGCTTGTAGCTGACACTCTTTTGGGGCTTAGAGTATAAAGAAAGCCCCCAACGTTCAAATAATTATTGCCACATAAAAATTTGAAAAAAGCATAAGACACCGCACGTTGGAGGCTTTAATATCTTCAACACGGTATCTTATGCTTTGTTCGTATATAATCAAATATTTTATGTGGCAGGGCAAAGATAAATATAAAATTCAGAAAAACCATGTGTAAGTCAGAAATCTTTGCCGAAACAATTAATCTCGTGGCGCAGGAGACCGAAATACCCGCCAGCCGAATACTATCTTCGGATAAGGATACGGAAACCGTAGACGCCCGCTATTTGCTTGTACAGTTACTTGTCGAAAGGGGAATGTATCCTTCGCAGATAGCTCCTAAAATCCACAAAACCAAACGCGCGATAAACTACATGATTTCCAATTTCCAGGAACGTATGGAAGGCGGGAAAATGTTGAGAATATATTGGGAAAACATTAGGAAAGCGTTGGGAAACAACTGATTTCATGGCAGTATCGGTATTTATACTTTTGTGATGCGGTTGATTTTGACCGTAATACAAAATATAAATCTCTATGGAAAGAACGTATGTCTTCAACCAAGACGGGAACAACGGAAATGGTGGCGGAAGCAAATTCGACATCATGGCTATGTTGCCCAACTTGATGGGAAGCAAGGGTGTAGACCCCGGACTTCTCGCTTTACTGAACCAGGGACGTGGCAACCAAGACCAATGGGGCGGCTCGTGGTGGTTCATCTGGATTATCCTTTTGTGGTTCTGTTGGGGCGGCAACGGCTTCGGCAACCGCTTTGGCAATGGTGGCGGTCTGCCTGCCGAGCTTAACGGTGATGTCGGTCGTGAATACCTGATGTCAGCCATTCAGGGCAATGGCAATGCCATCAACCAGCTTGCTTCTTCTTTGAACTGCTCTACCCAACAGTTACAGAGCGCCCTGTGCAACATCCAGGGACTTATCGCCAATGTTGGCAATCAGGTGGGCATGTCAAGCCAGCAAATCATCAACGCATTCCAGTCCGGAAATCAGGCTGTTCTTACTCAGATTGCAGACTGCTGCTGCAAAAATCAGGCAGCAATTGAGCGTCAAGGGTATGAAAGCCGCTTAGCAAGCTGCGAAAACATGAATACGCTTACGCGTGCAATGGAGGGTAATACGCGTTCTTTAGCGGACGCTTACCGTGAAGGCTTCCAAGCACTTGTAGCAAAAATGGATGCGGCAGAGGCGCGTCGTCAGCAAGAAGCGTTGGCTGCTAAAGACGCTGAAATCTCTACTTTGAAAGGTGAAATTTCACAGCGTAATCAGAATGCAACTATTCTTGGAAACGTAACGCAACAAATTGCTCCAATAGTAGCAAGTCTACAAACATTGCAGGGAGAGGTGGATAAAATCCGCTGTTCAATGCCGCCTACAGTAGCAGTGCCATACCCGCAATTGCAAGCCATCAACACAGATTGTTTCCGTGCTGCGGCTTTCGGTGCTTACGCCGGTGATGCAATGTATGGACGTGGCGGTTGTGGTTGTAACAACTACTGGGGTTAATTCCGGTAAGAAAGGGGGTAATTATGTGGCCTAACTTTTTTACAGGATTTCCTTTCTTGTTCCCTACTATTGGAAGGGCTAATTTCAATACCCTTCCTACGGTAGCCGTAACGGTCGGCACGGAGAACGTGACTTTGGAGCTTCCTAACCATGCGTTCCGTAACAGAAGCTATGTAGGCGGTTTCTATGTCAGTCTCCGCCAGGCGATACCAGCCGGCACGACTGCTACACTCCCGATACTGATAGGGACTAACGGGGATACAAGACCGTTGCTGGCTTACAACAATGAGCCGGTGACTGTCGGCAACCTTGCCGGAACGGGTATCTACGAAATTCACTATAACAAGTACACCAACGAACTGTTCCTTGTTAACGGTGGGTATCGTCCGACAACCGCATCGACACCGACTCCGACAGCAGAAGCAACCGCTCAAAAGAGCAAGTAGTTAACATGGGGCTTTGTGGTTGTTTCCAAAATGGAAATAGCCACTCCCCTTTAAAATCAAACCAATATGTTTCAATCACTTCGTACCAATAACCAGTTGTATATACTTCATAAGGATGCTAACCCGTTTATCGAATACGGTCCGGTAGTCAGCGTTTCCGCTCCCAAGCCGAAATATCCTATGGCACCCCCTATGGGACAGTTGCCCCAAATGGAAATGGTTGTGGACGTCGTTGTCTGTATCAACGGGCAGAACACGACTTTCCAAAATCTACCTGCCGGCATGGATATAGCCGACTTCGGACAGAACGGTAATATCGTAGTGTCATGCTCTCGTGATGCGATGAACAACGAGGTCGCTTCTATGAAACAGAAAAGCATAGACATTATCAATAGCATGGACTTCCACAATTCCGTCATTGCGGGATGTGACAAGATGCTGACGCTCTTGAACCCTGAATTTGCAGAGAAACAACGTCAGGAACAGGAAATATCATCTCTGAAAGGGCAAATGGCGGAAATGAGCAAGAACATGTCCGACCTTATGGATTTGAACAAACGGCTTATGGAACAGCTCGGAGTTGCTGAAACATCTAAAACAAAGAAATAATATGGGAATGTGGGAAATATTGGAAGAAGGACGCGGAGAATATGACCGTGACTTCGGTATGAGAGGCGGTAATCCTATGGAAGAAGCCTATAGAGAGGGTTGCCGTTATGGTTACGAGAAAGCCATGCGTGAAATGCAGGGCGGTGAAATGGGCTATCGTAACAGCGGTGGTTCACGCGGTGGAAGCTATAGCGGCGGCTCAGATATGGGCGAACGCCGTATGCCGGGTTACTTCCCGGAATATCCGGTTTACAGCGAACGCCGCGGTTCACAGCCTTACGGTGATGATATGGGCGAACGCAGACGCAGACGCGCCAACGGAGAGTTCATGTAATGGAGAGGGGATTATTCCCCTCTTTTGCCAATCACTTAAAATCAGGAAAATATGAAACAAAGATTAGATACATACGACAGAATACCGCCTGCAATGGCTGACTATCTCAGCCAGTACGGATGGCATTTCAGCAAGAAGATGTGCCTATGGGCTGTTTCCCGCATGAAGATGGAAAACAAATCTACGGGCAAGGAGGAAAAACTTGAACCAATCAGCAAAGAGCAGGTAGAGGAGCTTCTGAAAAAGTACAGTGTAAACTTGGAGAAGAACGCAGGATACGACAGCGTTTACGTGGCAAACATGGCGAAGTCGGATTACTACAAAAGCTCTATCACTGACGAAGCACATCTCGCATTGTTCATTAAGGATTACATAGATGATGTGGACACTTACAATGGAATGCCTTTCACTCGGTTCTATGCCGACTGCATAGGCTCCGGCAATCCTATCATGTGGGAACAGATGATGTAGCCTATGATAATACAGGAATTTTACATACCGGATTATGATTGGAAAGTAAGGGTATATTATGCGGTGGACTGCTATTATGCCGACCGCATCATCGCCGACCTTCAGCGGGTAGGATGCAGGGGGCTGGATTTGACGAATGCCTATAAGAACATGCGCTCCTGCAATCTGAATACGGGTATCACTTACTCTAATATCCGAAATAGGCAAACCGTAATGGTTATAGCCCTTACTTCTTCCCCGGCAGAGTTTCAAAACTCTTTCGACCATGAAAAGGGGCATCTATGTCGGCATATCTCACGGGCGTTCGGCATCGACCCGTATGGAGAAGAGGCGCAGTACCTTAGCGGATATGTGGGACAGAAGATGTTCCCGGTAGCGAAGAAATTTTTGTGTGAACATTGCAGACGTAGCTTATGTGGAAAATAGTACAAGCCATTTTATCAGGCAAATCACGGGAAGAAGTATATAACATGCTTTCTCCCGAACAGAAAGAGACGCTGAACAGCCTTGCCATAGCAAATGGTATAAACCGCCAACAACGTAGAAAACTTGAACGTGATGCGAAAAAGGGATTACATAGATGAACTGCTTGAATTGGCGGACAATGTCCTTTACATGGACTATTGCCGCCTTTTCCGGGTTATCCAATGGAACGTTTAGAACGCTTTGAACGGGTTCTCCATTGGGTTATACCGCTTGCCGTTTTGGTGAGGGTATTAGCTTGGTGTCTCTAATTCTTTTACATCCTCTAAAGCCTTATATAGCACATATAGTGTACCCATGTGACATTTGAACAAGTCGGTAGCGCCTTCCTCTACGTATTGTGCGTAATCAAACACCAGTTCGATAAGTTCCCCTCTAAGTTCTTCGGGTGTTATGCTATGTTTGAATAATTCGTCTATTGCGCTAAGGTCGTATTGCTTCTTAGCAGGTATTGTATTTCTTTCCATGATGAATATTTGTTTAGTCTTTTAGTAAAAGCCCGCCCGGAATAGGTACGGGCAGGGCTTGGCGATAGGGTTAGGCTGCTTTAGATTCTCTCACCATATTGGATATGATGTTGTATATCTTATCAAGGAAATGATTTCTCTCCGCTATTTCAAGTTTGGATTCGTCTCGTCTTGCTTTCTTGTAGTTCCGTATGGAGATATGGTATAGGTAATACAGCTGGTCATAAATCTTGTGCCATACGTCTTGCTGCCTTATATTCATGGCGGATGCGTATTTGTTTACCAGCTGCCGGATGTTGTCACGCATAGACAGCTGCGGCAATTCTTCCGAAGACATAGCCACTGACAATAAGAATTTCCCGTTTTCTTCCCGTTCTTTCTTTATTTCCGCAATCTCATTCTCTATATTCTCTATCCGTTTCTCGTATTCGAGGTTTATGTTCGCTTGCATTGCAAACATCTGTGCGGAAGAAAGATGCCGTTTCAATGCGTTTTCCATAGAGTTGAATGCTGCGATGTATTCCAATTTAAATTTTAGGGCTTTCTTACCAGTGAATCCCATCGCCAAAAGAGTGAACCCGTCTCGGTTCATTATAAATCGTCTTGCGGATTTCACCCCTCCATTGGGCTGTGGAACATCTTCTGTATATTCCACGAACATGTCCCGAACTTTTGCGTCACATTCATTATCAGCGTTTTGCAATAAATTATCTATTGCTCTTACTACATCGTTTGGCTCTTTGCCAAACTTTTCAGCAACCAAAATACTATTGGTTAACACTTGGTCATTTTGACCTTTAAAAACTAATTCATTTGCCATTTTTGTAACGTTTTATGGCATTGCAGAAAGAAGACGGTCTGCAATTAACCCGCCGTTACACATACCTAAGAGGCAGTTGGGAGGCTATTAACTCTCCACACGGGTTTGCAGACCGCTATAATATACAGCGTTAGCTTACAAACATAAAAAATGCCTGCTAATAGCAGACAACCGTCCGCCTCTTAATATGTGTAACGCTGCAAATATACCTCTAATTTCTATAACGCCAAATAAAAAACTTAATATTTTACTTTTCTACCCCATATCATCGCGTTATACAGCGAAGTAGCATACATCTTAACCTCTTCCTTGCTTTCAAGGAAATCAACCTTAGAGGCTGCTATCATAGCCTCTGTATAAATCTCTTTGTTTAAAATATTATTCTCTTTCATATTATCTGCATTTAACTTTTGTAAGTCCATACTTAGCCAATCTTAGATATATCGTCCTTACACTTACATCCAACATTTCAGCCATTCTGCGGGGCGGTATCTTTTCTTCCTTGTATAACTTGGTAATGTTTTCTTCCGAAAGCGGGTCAACGAAAGGTTTCTTCGGCTCTGCTATCCCCATCCGTTTACGTGCCTTCGCTGCATATGCTTCATTTTGTTTGTCTTTTGTGACATAAATAACAGTGGTCTTGTTAAGGCGTAGAGGAAACAGCCTTCTTTCCATTTCCTTGTGTTGTTCGGCAAGGCTTTCTACATCCCCGTTGACCGTAGTGTCAATCTTCTTGTATTTGTCCGGGATACGGGAATGTCTGTCTCTGATTATTCTGTCTGCTTTTCTCATGACTTCTTTTGAACGGTCGTTTGACAACTCATTTAGTTTTTCAAAATTAAACCCCATACATAGTTTCTTTTGCGTAGCGTTTCAATTCGCCAATAGAAAATAATCTCTCTTTCTCGTAAATCCCGGCTGCACTATGTTCAAGACTACATCCATTGGAATAATGCCACCCTTCGAGGAATATTACAGCATCACATTGGAGCAGGGCAGTAATATCCCTGCCTATATGCTCTTCGTAACTCGCGTTCGGATTTGAAGATACCTCTAAGGGAGATACAGCTTCAAAACCAAGTTGTTCTATCAACTCGGAAGCAGATTTGCATCTTTTCTCAACATCTTTTATGTCATACCCAGTGATAGGCAGACTGATATATACTTTCTTTTTACTCATAACATTATTTACTCTTCAATTTATCAAGGAACTCACTATCTCTCGAATAATCCGCACCGATAGCCTTTTTACTTTCAACAATCTGTTCCAAAAGGGTTATAGCTTCCTTTTTCACTTCTTCTACTTCATTATAACCGCAGACTTTATCAACCAACTGCTCTATAGTCGATTTAGGCTTGGAAAGAGCCTCATTCAACTTTTCCAATCGCCAGTAGCAGTAATCAATTGTGGCGATGTGTTCCAGTTCATTCATAGGTATTTCTTTTCAACAACTCAATGTTTCTTTATGTAATCGACTAATTGAGAACCTAAGTCATGGAATTGAGAAAGCCCACTAAACATAAGACTGGCACTCATACCGCTGTGACCTTGGTCGATGAACATTTGCAAGCAGTTCTTGAAACGTTCTTCTTGAGGCTTATCTGTATTGAGTTCGGATATAAGTTTCAACAAGCAATCGAGTTCAAACCCTTTATAGAGGTCGTTCAATCGTATAGGAACAATCTTATCCCAATATTCAAGATGTTTATTTGGAATAATACCACGTGCTCTTTGCCGGTATTCTATTGTCAGTTGCGGGATTTTGGCGTGGAACTCAGCTTCCCTTCGTAGATATTCGTTATGTTCATCCTGAAAATCCTTGTCGAACTCTGCCTTTGTCTTTCTCGTGACCTTCAAATACATTTCATCAAGTGCTTCACTTGAATACAGTTCTTTGTCATTGAATTTACAAAAACAATCTTCACCAGTTTCCTGCTTGAATTTCTTCAACTGTTCGTATGCGTAGTCAATGTCTACGCCCGGATACATTTCTATTTCTTTCATAATCAATACTTTTTTTCCATGTTTGTTTTCTCTCAATTCATTGTATCTCATCTTCTGATTGATAT